TAGCAGAATGAGTCAACTAGTCGTCAACCTACCAGCACAAAAAGTATGGGTTCGTAGGGTGAATAAATATAAAGAGTTCTATTCTATACTAATTTGGAGTAAAATGGCAAATCAACCCGTGCCTGATCAAAGTGAAGAATTTAAAAAATCTGGTATGGTATTAATTACCGATCCAAAATCAGATTATTACTTAAAAAAATCAGCAGAAACCAAAAAAGACAAGAAAAAGTAGATATATAAAGTATAACGGGCGTTAAAATGCGTAAGGTATCCAAAAAATTTGTTGATATTAATCCCAGTTTTGAACCTCACCCTATTACGGGTGATATTAATCTGTTAACAAATGAGGATGCCATCAAACAAGCAGTAAAAAGTGTTGTAATGACCATGAGGGGCGAAAAACTCTTTCGTCCTCTTTTTGGAACTGAAGCACAAGTTATATTGTTTGAAAATTTTGACCCTATTTTGGCAGATGATATCACACTTTCAATTGAAGACGCATTAAAAGTTTTTGAACCTCGCGTTAAAGTTATTAATATTGATTATCTTGATAATATGGACGATAATTCAGTAAATATTACAATTAATTATGAAATTATAGGATTACCTCTGAATCAGCAGTCACTTAACCTTATTTTAGAACGAGTATAATGGCGTTTAACACGGTCACTAATTTAGATTTTGACAATATCAAACAAAGTTTGAAAGCGTATTTGCGTGCGTCGGATACTTTTAGTGATTATAATTTTGAAGGGTCTGTCTTATCACAATTAATTGACGTACTATCATATAACACTTATTATTCAGCGTTAAATGCTAACCTGATTGCCAATGAAGTATTTTTTGATAGTGCCTCTATTAGAGAGAATGTTGTTTCTCTTGCGAGTTTGATTGGATATACACCAAGATCATCAAAGTCATCGCTGGCAACGATCTCTATGGATGTGCCAGTATCTCCTCAGATTGGTTCATTTACTTTAAAGAAGGGCGAATCGTTTATTGGTAGTAATCAAAATGGTTCTTATGTATTTTCAACATTAGATGATGTTACGAGAGAAGCATTTGTAGATGTTGATGGGATTAGGAAGGTACGGTTTTCTGATATCAACATCTATCAAGGAAATTTATTAAGTATTGTGTATCCTATTGATACATCAACCAGACAAAGTATTATTATTCCAAGTGCTAATGCAGATGTTGACTTACTCACAGTCATTGTTAATGAAGATAACGTTAATGTTCCATTAACTTATAAGAAAGCAGAAAGTATTACTGGGTTAACTTCTACCGATAAAATTTATTGGATTCAGGAAAATAAAAACGAACAGTTTGAACTTTTCTTTGGTGATGACACATTTGGGCGTAAATTAAAAAATAATGATATAGTCACTATTGAGTATATTGTCAATAATCAAGACGAAGCAAATAAATGTTCACTTTTTGAATTTACTGGAGTTTTTACATTTAATGGTCAAAATTTTGAAAATGTAACTCCAACAATTACAGTCACAAACCCCTCTTCAGGCGGTGCATTACCTCAGAGTATCACTTCCATTAAATACCTTGCTCCTAGGTCATATTCTGCCCAACAGAGAGCAGTTACAGTCAGAGATTATGAGACACTAGTCACACAACTATATCCTAATCTTGAAGCATTGTCAATTTATGGTGGAGAAGATGCTAGTCCTCCACAATATGGAAAAGTATTCATTGCAGCAAAACCATTTGGTGCTGATAAAATGACTACGACTGCGAAAATGAATTTAACCAAGGCAATTAGAGAATATACTATTCTTTCCGTTATTCCTGAGGTTATCGACCCATCATATATTTTCTTAGAAGTTGATTCTTACGTTTATTACAATAATAATAAATCGAGAAGAACACCACAACAAATTGCTGAAGTTTCTAGAATTGTTATTCAAAAATTTGGCGAAGAAAATGATTTAGATAGATTTAATGGTAAATTTAAGTATAGTAAACTTGTATCAGAGATTGATTCTACTGATCCTGGTATTACTTCTAATATTACTAAAATTAGAATAAAGAAAAATATGCCAGTTTTGTCAAATGTGTTTGCTTCATATGAAATTTGTTATGGAAATAGAATTTCTGATGGTACAGATTTGATTTCTAGTGGATTTAAAATTACTGGTGAAGATACTACTAATGTTTACTATTTTGAAAAATATGGTGTTTCTGGATTAGCAATTTTTAAAATTTTAGGAGGTGAAAAGATTTACTGGTCTAAAAATGCCGGTACAATTGACTATGAGAAGGGTGAAATAAATATTAATGCTATCAATATTAATTCTGTTGTAGGTAATCTTGAAAATATATCTTTTTCTGTAATACCGAAATCAAATGACATCATTGCATTGCGAGATCTTTATATTTCTATTAAACCAGAAGATGTAAAGGTAACCACAATCCTTGATACAATTTCATCTGCTAACAGAACATCCGGCGTAGGACAAATTCCAGTATCTAGTTAAATATGTTTAACGATCTAAAAGTATCGAGTTCCATTGACAGTCAAGTATCTAATTACTTTTCTTCGGAATATCCAACATTTGTATCTTTCCTTAAGGAGTACTATGCGTTCTTAGAAACGAATAGTAATCCTTTAGATATTTTAGGAAATATTGAAAAACTTATTAATATTGACACTTACACGTCGGTAACTCCATATGCAATTTTATCAGTATCTATCGATGCTAATGATACTGAAATTGAAGTTTATGAAGATGTAAATTTTCCTCCAATTGATGGATTGCTTAAAATTGAAGACGAAGTTATTTTATATAAAACTAGATCAGTAAAAACTGTTAACGGACAGAAGCGTACAGTTTTTTCAGGATGTACTAGAGGTTATACTTATAATGATCTTGATGTTGAAGGCGTATTGACACCAAATATTGTTACAGTAGCAGTTGCTCATGATGTTAATAACAATATTAAAGTATATAATCAAGCATTTGTATATATTCTCTATATTTTAGAAAAAATTAGAGAACAGTATCTTGTAGATTTTCCAAAGCAAGCATTAGAGAAAAATCTTGAAAATGTTAATGTAGATACCATTATTAAAAGGATTAGAGATTTTTATATCTCTAAAGGTACTCCAAAAGCAATTTCATTCTACTTTAAATTCTTATATCAAGAAAATGCTGATATTATAAACTATAGAGATCTTTTAATGGCATCTTCTGATGCCACATATCAAAATAAAGAAATTGTAAGAATTGAAACATTAGATAATTACCCTTTAAGTTTATTAGCAGATAGGGGATGCATTTTAGTACAAGGAACAGAGCAGTTTCCAGTTCAAACAGTTGAAAATGTATTTTCTTTCGCAAGTCAAGTATTTGAACTTGAAATTACTAATGGAAGAAATTTAATTCCAACTCTCTTTACAAAAATTACTACAGCATTTCGTATAGTAGATGATATTGCATACGTTTATGTAGATTCAACTTATAGTTTTAGTCGTGAAGGAACTATAAGAATTGGTGATAAAATTTACACTTATTTTGATAAAGAGTTTAATTATTTTATATTAAGAGTTTCTGAAAATCCTACTTTATTGATTAATACCAATGACTATGTTTATGATGTTGCTACTTTAGCAAGAGTAAAAGAATTAAACTCAGAAGTTATTGAAGGTTCATATTTTATCATCTATGCAGGTGTTAAAAGTTTTGAAATTATTGAAAATAGTACATATTACCAAGAAGGTGATTTAGGATTTGTTACTAATTTAATTGATGAAAATAATTTAGCGGTTAGTAATTGGACGTTTAATGATAAAACACCAATTTATTTAAACCAAGATATTGTTGCTGGAATTACTCAAATATACACTGATCCTGAGTCAATTTATGTTTATAGTTCTAGTATTCCATTTTATGACATCAATCCAAATGGAAATTTCTTAGCAAACAACAATCTTAAGATTGTTGATTCTAGTTTGTTTAAAAAAATTCCTAAAGAATTTAACAAAGCAGTAGATACTCTTCAGGAAGACACTGTTCCTAATAGTGTTGTTGGAATTCTTAGAGATGGAACTTATATTCACAATTGGAAGAGTGAAGAACGTATTATTAATGGAAAAATAATAAATATTGATATTGTTAATAGTGGGGATAATTTTTCAATTAACAATCCTCCTGTACTAAAAATTGAATCCCCGTTTATAGATTCAATTGGAGATATAAGTGTTACTTCATCAACAACTATTCCAAGTCAAGCAAATCAAGAATATCTTGTAGATGGTTCTTCTATAGTTGGTACTGAAGCAAGATTTAAAATTGTTAGAAATGCTTCTGGATCTCTACTGTCTGTAAAAGTAGTTGATACCTTATCGGGAAATAATTATGAAGTTGGTTCTAGTATTACTATTGATGGTTCCGATGTAGGTGGTGTAAGTGAAGATGATGATATTGTATTAGAGGTTATTGCTATATGGTCTGGCACACAAGCAGAAGCAGAAATGGTCGTTTCTGGTCGTGTAACTGAAGTTTACATTAAAGACGGTGGGCAAGGATATCCATCAAATACAACTTTTATAAACGTTGTTAAACAACCTACTGATACTGTATTTTCTGGAGATAATTTTAGAGATGCTGTTTTAGCACCTATTGTAGTTGATGGAACAATTACCAAAGTACGAATTATTGATGCCGGTGTAGGATATACAGAACAACCAACTATTGAAGTTACACCTTCTGTCAATACTAATCTTGCTACAGGTGATAAAACTGCAGATATTGAACTTCAGATTGGTGGTCCAGTAACTGATGTTGCAATTACTAATTCAGGTGAGGGATATAGGAATAATCCATCTATTGATATTGTCAGAGGATTAGGTGCTTCTGGTATTCTTTCGGTTGATGAAGGAGTTATTACGTCTGCTTCTATTATTACTGGAGGATCTGAATATAATTCTCGTCCTATTGTAAGAGTTGTTGATCTTTCACCAACTCCAGGATTTGGAGCAATTCTCCTTGCAGAATGGGATAGTAGTAGTAAACAAGTACAAGGAATTAAAATTTTAAATGGTGGTATCGGTTATGATGAAATTAATACAAGTATTGAAATTTTTGAACCTGGTGAGGACCTTATATTAAACACTGTTGCTAAATTTTATACAAAGGTTAATAATACTAATCCCAATTTAAGTAATTTGATTAAACTTGATAGTGGGGCATACTATTCACAAAAAGGTATTACTATTGATGACCAGGGAAATGAAATTGTTTTAAGTGAATATTCAATTCTTACTGCTCCTTTAAAACTTCAACTTACGAATCAAGTAACACAACAAATAGAAAATACAAACCTTTCGGATGCTAATGTACATTCTCCACTCATTGGATGGGCATTAGATGGTGCTCCAATTTATGGTCCTTACGGATATAGTAATCCTCTAGACGATAAATCTGATCCTGCTAAGATGAGGAGTGGATATAAATTATTATCTCAAAATAATCTTGAACCTGAGAGAAAAGCAAATCGTAATAATGGTGGATTAAACACTGACTATTCTTATGGAGAATTTGAGCAAGATTTTGAATGGACTGCTAGAAATGCAGATCTAGATAAAAATAATGGTAGATTTTGTAAAACTCCTGAGTACCCTAACGGTGTTTATGCCTATTTTATGACTGCAAAGACCAATCCAAATGTAAGTCAACCAGAAGAAGGATTTCCATATTTTATTGGTCCTAAATTTGCAGGTAATGTTTATACAGAATTTAACAATCAACAATTTGTTAATATTGAATCAATTCCTAATTTAAGGAGATATTTAGATTTTAGATCTACTATTGCACCAAAACCAATTGATCCTGGTTTCTTTGAGGTATCATCTATTCCATCTTCAGCAGAAGCATCTTTAGATTTTATTGATATCATTACTCCAGGGTCTGGGTATAAATTTGGTGATGTTCTTAATTTTAACAATGAAGGAACTGATGGTTCTGATGCAGCAGGTTTTGTAAGTGTTCTAAGTGGAAAATTAATTACTTCAGTAACAAAAGCAACATATGATTACTTAGAATATAAAACTGAATTAGGAACTTTTAATGTTGGAGATCAAATTAAAAGTTTAGAGGGATTTACTGCTACAATTTATTCAGTTGATTCTGCAAATCAAAATTTATATCTTTCCAATGTTTCGGGAGACATTCCAAATCCAGAAAATAGAGATAGTTTTTATAATACTTCACTCACATTTGATACTCAATCAGTATCAGAATTAGTAGGACCAGATATCACACAACCTGTAGTTCCTGCCACATTAAAACTTGCTTTATTGAATGAAACTTCTGGGATTAAGATTAATCAAACTACTTTCTTAATTGATAATTTTAATAGTTCAACAACTATTAATGATTTTGCCCCATCTTCAGGAAATCCTGTTTATATTCAAATTAATTCTGAAATTATGAAAGTAATTGCCGTTCAAGGCACTAATAGATTACTTGTAAGTAGAGGTATTAATTCTGTTCCTAGTGTTCATATTAATAATTCAAATGTAACAATTTTATCTTCAGTAGAAGTATACGACAGTTCAAAATATTCAATTGGTGATTATATTCAAATTAATTCTGAAAAAATGAGAGTAATTGATACTGTCATTGAAAAAAATGTTGATAATGAAGTAGTTGCGGTAAGAATTGATGATACTACAGGCACCCAAGGTGGAATACAGTATTATTTGTATTTTAATGGATATATTCAAAATAATGCTGGAGATACTGCAACAGTAGTATCACTTAATGGTGATGGTGATATTGAAGATATTACATTTACTCCAGGTGCTGAAAATTATATTTCAAATCCAATTGTATACTTATCTACTAATAGTTCATATAGTGGTACAAGTGTTAATGATGCACCTCCTAATATTGTAAATAGCGTAAGTTTAATTGCTACAACATATAAACATACTTTGATTGTTGAAAGAGCAGCACTAGCAACTGTTTTAGCAGATCATAACCCTAGAACTGAAGTTCAAAGATTATTTTTTAGTGCAGCAGAGACACTGAAGTATGAAGAAAATAGAATTGTAACTAAATTAAATTCTTCAGATAATGGATTAGTTATTAATGATTTTGTAAGTATTTCTGCATCTACGGAAAATGAAGAATCTTTTGAGGTATATCAACCATTAAATCAACAGTTAAGATTATCGACTAATGTTGCATTTAATGGTGAGTACCCCAACGGTCTTACTTTATATGAAAATTCAAAGTATATATTTAATGTATTATACACTAATGCTAATTATCAAAATATTGAAGTAAGATTTTTTACACCAGGAATTGCTACTAGAAAAGAATATTTTGATATTAAAATAGAAAAAGAATTTAACACATCAGGTAAATTAACCAAATTTGTATTAATACCTGATGATTCTGATTTATCTAAAATTAATATGGAAGTTAAGAATATTGCAAATGATAGTATTACTGTTATTTCATTAACTATTCTATCTGAACCAATTAACGGTTCATATAATGTAATTAACTCTGGATCTTCATTTTTTGAAGTTTACAGTGAACAGGATCCAGATCCTGAAAATGTTCTTCTCGGTCAATATAATTCAAGTAAAATTTCGTATACAACTACATCAAAAACTGCATCTGGACCTATTGAAAGAGTTACATTAACCAATAATGGGGTAAACTATCAGCAAGTTCCTGAAATTAATTCTATTATTACTGTAGATGGTGAAGGTGCTATTTTAGAAGCAGTTTCTGAAAAAGTTGGCACAATTAGATCTGTAAAAGCAATTAATTCTGGGTATGGATATAATCCAGACCCAACTCAAAAACCAACATTAATTTTTCCAGTAATTGCTAAATTAAAAAACAATTTTACTGTAGATAGTGTAGTAATTAATGATCCTGGAGAAGGTTACTTATTTTCACCTAGAATGAAAGTTGTCGGTGGCGGTCTTCAAGATGATAGTGTAAATCATGCAAGATTTTCTTCAGATATCAATTCTAGAATTATTTCAAATGTTAATGTACTTAATCGAGGAACTAGGTACAGTTCTGCTCCAACACTAACAGCAGAAAAATATTATTATATTAGTAATATTTCTGGAAGTGATATTAACTTTAATATTAACTTTAAACAATTTTTTCAAGAAGGAGACCCTTTTAGAGTTAGGGCATACTATTTTGCAGATGCAAACGATCAAGCAAATCAAGTTTACAGTTTCATAGAAAGTACAACTTTCTATGCATTCCTTGGAAATGTTTCACTCAAAGCAAGAGAGCAAGGTGGAAATGTTAACTTAAGTGTATTAGATCCAACCTATTGGTTAGGTGAAGATATCGCAACTATTATTACAACAACTGGAGTATATTATGAAGCAGTTAATTTTGCAAGAAATGCACAGTTTAATATTTTAATTAAAAAATCTCCATATTCTGCAGGTGAAAAAGTTAATATTATTAGAAATCTTGGTGGCATTACAACATCTATTGGTTCTGGAGAAATTTCTAATATCAATGGATGGCAAGAAAATAATTCTATTTTGAGAATTACTGGAATTACTACTAAAATTCAAACTGAGGATGAAATTATTGGAGTAAACACTTTAGCAGTCGGTGTTGTTGATCAAATTTTCTCTGTAGAAACTTCAGCAGTATTAGATTCTATCGTTCAGACACAAAAACAGTTTATTGATGATGGATCATTCCTCGGATCTAATGCACTTAAAATTCAAGATAGTAAGCGTTATCAAAAATTTGCTTATCAAGTTGGAGTTCAAACCCCATTTGTAAACTGGAAAGAAAATTATGAAAATGCTTTACATCCAGCAGGGTATAAGATATTTTCTAAAACAGAAGTTATAAGTCCAGATTTGGGTCAAATTACTAAATCTCAAGACACAATTGGTACTGTTGGTACAACTTCTGCCGAATTAGCACAATTAAGAAGAAAATATAATTTTTTAGTTGCTAAGAATGAAAATATATTTGATTCTGTTATTGTTGAAAATAAATTGCTCACCGATGTTTTAAATATAAAAACATCAATTGTTGGCGTATTTGAAGATATTTCTGATCAATTTGATGGTGTTGAAACTTTATTTGAACTTAAAGTAATTGATCCAGTAACTCCACGTAAAAATGGAAATCCAAATTATATTAATGACTATCAAGTTAACCAAATGGTTGTTCTTCTGGATAATATTATCCAAACATATGGAACGTCTTGGGAAATTATTGATGCTGATAAAGTAATTGATTTTAACGCACAACAACTGTCCGGCGATCCAATGCCAGATGGAGAAGTTTTGAGATATAGACAATTTAATGAATCAAATTCAATTTACACTATGAATCAAACATCAATTGCTAATAATAGTGTATTTAATCTTAATCAGACAGACGGATCTGTTTGGCCAGCAGGAGTATTTGCATCAATTGATAAAGATGAATACCTGGTATTTGTTGATGGTATTGTTCAGAGAAATGATAACTTTGCAGTTAGTGCTGGAGGTGGAACTCCTACAATTACATTTACTGATGATGATGTTTCTAATACTCCAATTGTTTTACCAGTTGGTACACAAATTTCAGTAAGGCAATCCAATTCATTTATAAAAAATGAATTATACACAGGATCTGGTGGTGTATTCACTCCTGGAAGTGTTAGTGTTGGAACTCCAGTTGTATTGTCAAATAAAACATCCGGTCCTGCATCAAAACAAGATTACTTTGTATTTGTAGATGGTGTTCTAATTTCACCAGATGATTATTCATTGGATGGAAATAAAGATATTTTATTTGACTATGGATTTAACTATGATACTTTAATAGTTCTTATTGATACAAATGGAGTATCATTGTCTGAATTGTATCATGGCATTTCTGCTACAAAATATGTTTATAAAATTGAAGATGGTCAATTAGAAGTTCCAATTGGATTTGTAATTAAACCAGAGCAGTATATAATTGACATTTCAGGTGTAGTTCAAACTCCTCATATTGTTTACAATACCAGAAGTAGTGGTGTTAGAAAGATTCGTTTCTTTGAACCTCCAACTAGATATATTATACCAGATGTTGCTTCTGATAGGACAGAAATTGGAAGACAGTTTATTGGTTTCTTGTATGAAAGGTTAGATCCACAAGGTGATACAACTACACCTAACTATCAATTTGATGATGTAAGTATTAGTAGAATACATGTTAAAGAAGGATACGATAATTTTATTACTGGTGATTATATTAATACATCAACATCATCAGCAGTCATCAAACGTAAAGAAGAAAACGTTATTATAAAATCTGTCAGTTTAGGTTCGTCTGGATCTCTAGCATCGGGTGCAACAGCAGATATAACAATTTCATCAACACTTAAGGTTTATGTTGGTGACCGAGTATTCTTTAATTCTGCTTTTGGGTTAACATCTGAAAATAACGATGAATTAGAAATTACTGCTATTAATGGTAATGTAATTACTTTAACAAATATTAGTAGTTCTGCATTACCTTTGTATAATGTTCCTACCAGTGGAACAATTAGATTTATTCATAGAGAACTTGTTGTTATTGATATAGCAACAACTGAAGCAGACAGAGATGATGCATTTGTTGATACTGACGTTCTTGAAAGTGGTATTGTTTCTTCACTTAGAACTGGAGTCCAAACATTAACTAATGAACCTTTTGCAGCACTTGTTGCTGATACTGAAATTACTGTAGATGATGCTTCTGGATTTACTACAAATGATTACTTACTGATTAATGAAGTTGAAATTGTAAAAATTACTAATATCTCAACAAATACTTTAACTGTTGATCGTTCTCAACTGAGTACATCTGCAGTTTTGCATCCTGATGGTGTAGTGGTGGAAAAAATCACTCCGTATACTTTAACAGTTAAATCTTTTGTTAGAGGATTTGATAATGATAAAACAATTTTCAAACTTTTAGAAAATGGAGCTCCAGTTAATATTGGAACCGATAAAGATATTTTTGTCATCGTCAATGGTATTTTACAGAAGAAAGGTGGAAACAACTCATATGTTATTAACATACTTGGAACTGCACCTAATCAATACTCTGTCTTATCATTTACAGAAGCACCTCCAGAAGGCGCTCCATTAAATGTTTTCTACCTGGGTGAGGTAAAACCATTAAAAGATATGTCTGTTCTGTTCAACGGCACTGACCGAGCATTTAACTTGATTAATCCTACTAATGATGAGGTATTCTCATTAATTGCTAAATCTAGACCTGCAGCAAATATCTCTGCAAACTTGATTATTTTTATTGACGGATCTTTACAAATACCATCAACCGAGGAAGCAGGTAGGGTTCCAGCATATCCAAATTCATTAGTTTCTTACAAATTATTTGGTAGTATTGTTGAATATTCTGCACCTCCACAACAGGGTGCTACATTTGAAGGATATATTTACGTTGGTTCTAATGATGACTTTGAAGAAATTGACGTTGATCCTCCAGTAGAAAGAGGAGATATTATCCTACAAGGGAATGAAAGAAGACCTAGAGAAGTAAACTTAATCGTTAGTGCTGATAAACTTTCAGTAGGATCTTCTTTTGGGCAGATTAATAACGTTCCTAATGCATCTAAACCTCAACTTAATGATGGCACTCAAGGATATTGGTTTACTGATCTGGTTCAATCTGCTGATGTACGAGAAACTTTACGAGTAAGAAGATCATTACGATCTAAAATTTTAAGAATTGATGAATCTCAATATCCTATTACGCAATCAACTTTATTAACTGCACCAATTGATGAAATAGATATTTCAAATATTTCAGATAGTTTGCCTGTAAGTACGGATTTAAACTCATTTATGTCAGTGATGCTTGCTGCAAATGATAAATTTCCAATCCGTAAATTAAATTGTATATATTCTGACTTTGGTGCTAGACAACCCACGGAAACAACTGATTATGATTTTACACCATCACAAATTGATCTTTCTGATGATACTTTCCAATTAACGACTAATACTGGAGTTTATGATAGTCATTCTTTAGTTACAGGAACTACTGTCACTTACAGTAATCAAACAAACACTTCTCACCCTCCATTAGTTAATGGAAATACTTATTATGTTTATGTTGTAGATCAGCATAAAATTAAATTAGCAACAAATAAATCTAATTTAAATAATGGAACTTATGTAAATATTACGTCAACTGAGACAGGCACTCATAGATTTTCAGGTAAAGATGTTGATACCATCACCAATTTGACTGTTGGTTTTGATTTAAAATTTGATCAAATTATTAGATTAGATTCATCCGCATCTACAGATAGTTATGAAACACTTGTCACCGCTCCTACTGGTAAAATGGGTTCTTTATCTATTACTGAACAAGGAACTGGATTTCCAAATGGAACTACAAATGCCGTAAATATTATTTCATTACAAAATCTTAGCAGTTTTGTATTTGCGGGTGGTAATAATTATACTGATGGCGTATATACCAACGTTCAATTAACTGGCGGAAGCGGTACTGGTGCCAAAGCAGATATTGAAGTCACTAACAATTCTGTTACTAAAGTAAATATTACTTCTACTGGATCTAATAGTTACAGTGATGGTGATGTTTTAAGTGCCATTATTCCTAATGGTAGTGGTTTTTCATATACATTGGGAACTGATATTGATGGTTCTGGTACGGATGGCACTGTTAATGTTACAGTATCTTCTGGTGTTGTAACGTCTATAACTGTTGTAAATAGAGGATCTGATTATATTGATGGTCAAATTGTTGGCATTAGTGGATTTTTCAATGTAAAATTAAAAATTAGTCAAATTGATAATGTAATTTATTATGATAATGCTAGTAAAACAGCACAAATAATTAACTATGTTGCCGACGAAACTCTTCCCGGTTCGTCTTCTACGACTAGATACTTATATGTAAAACTTGATGATCCACAATTTCCAATCACAACCTATGCATCTAATAATGCTATGGGTACTGTTACTAATGTGAAAAATACTAGTTACCAAGTACTGGATGACGATTTGATGATTGATTATCAAAAATTATCATATAATGATGATTTTATATATGATTTCTAACCCCTATAAATAAAAGGAAACCGTTCAAGCGATGGCAGCGATACTTACTGATAAATTTAGGGTTCTACTTGCCGAAAGGTTTAAAGAACGTGTCACTCTGGATGAAAGCAATTCTAGTAAAACTGGATTGTGGTTATTTTTTGCACGACCTAGAGAATGGACAGATTATCTTGGTAATCCAGTAAACCAACCAGAAAGTCCTGTAGATAATCAGGAAACTGAATTTGAAATTTTTGATTATATCATTGGATTAAAAAAAGTTCCACCTTCCGAAGTGAGGCAGGTAATTAGAAATAATAAGTGGACTAGTGGTCAAGTATATGATTACTTTAGACATGATTATGGTTCTGTTGTAGATAGAACTCAAAATAACGGAAACACTATTGTATACCAGACAGGTGTTTCTAATGAAGCAAAACTTTATGAAACCAATCATTATGTAGTTACTTCTGAATATAAAGTTTATAAGTGTTTAGATAACTCCAGTGATTCTGCATCGACTGTAGAACCTTCATCTACTTCACAATCTCCATTTATACTTGGTGATGGATATACTTGGAAGTATATGTTTACTGTTAATGCAAGTGATTTTGAAAAATTTAAAAGTGATGAATATATTCCTGTTCCAGAAATTTCAGAAGTTACTAATAGGATTAATGCTAGTAGTAACTATGGTGGAGCAATTTATAAAGTAAATATTAAAACACCTGGAAGTGGTTATAGTACTGGAGATGTATTTAATATCATTGGTGATGGTACAAATGGTCAGGTAAGAGTAACTACAGTAAGTTCTTCTGGTGGAATTACTGGATTAAAAATTGTTAATCCAGGAACTGGTTATACTTATGGACAAATTGATTCTACTCTTATTGTAAACAGTCAAAATACTGAGCAATCAGGAACTGGAACTGGTGCAGCATTAACCCCAATTATTTCATCAAAAGAAGGTGTTGCGGTAGATTTTGCAAAAGAACTTGGTGCAAACCGAATTGTTCTTCATGCTAGATTAGAACCAGACGATTTTGTATTTAAGAATGACTTTACTGTTGTTGGAATAATTATGAACCCCCAATTTACGGGGAGTCCAACAAGTACAGCAATTGGTACTCACGTACTAACATTAGATGCTGAACTTCCTGGTGTAAATGATCCTACTAGTTTAGAAGATGACCAAATTAGAGTTACCGGTGGAGCAGTTGGTGATCCAGTAGCAACTGGTTCTGTTGTTCATTATGAAGATGATGGTGTTGTTAGGAAAATTTATTTCATACAAGAAAATGTATTAAATTATGGATTAGATTCAAGAGGTGTGAGAACATCTTTTGAGAGAAATAATCCTATTGCTATTGGTTCAAGTATAACTGGATTAATCGCAGATCAAGTGGATGCAGTATCTGCCCCTCAACTAGTTAGAGGGTCTGGAGATATCATCTACATAGATAATAGGAATAAAATTTCCAGAGCAGACGATCAGACCGAAGATTTCAAAATTATTTTAGAGTTCTAAAAGATGCCCCAGTCAACTAATCTGAATACTCCTCCATACTTTGAGGATTTCAATTCTGACGATAATTTTCATAAAGTACTTTTTCGTCCTGGGTTTCCTCTTCAGGCGAGAGAATTAACGTCATTGCAATCTATTTTACAGGATCAGATTGAAAAATTTGGTTCTAGTATTTACAAGGATGGCGCAATGGTCATTCCTGGACAGGTTGGATATGACTTAAAATACAATGCAATTTTAATTGAAGATGAATACTTTGGTATTCAATCAAACACTTTAGTTTCCAATAAAAATGCAGACGGAACTCCTGTTGTTGTTGGTAAAACTATTAGAGGAAATACTTCTGGAGTAAAAGCAAAAATTGTTAACGCTTTATCTTCAGACCAATCTGAAAAAGGTAAAGCAACTCTTTATATTAAATATATCAATGCTGGTAATACTCCTGTAGATGGTGTTCAATATACCACATTTCAAGATGATGAAATTCTTCTGACGGAAGAAACTTTTTCTTTAGGAACAACTGTAATTCAGGAAAATACTGACTTTGCTAAATGTGTTACTTCACAAGCAACTTTTGTAGGATCTTCAGCAAAAATTACTGCAGGTATTTATTTCATTAAAGGTAATTTTGTAACTGTACCTGGGCAAGAAGTCATTCTGGATCAATTTGGTGTAACACCATCATATAGAGTTGGACTACAAGTTTTAGAAGAAATTATCACTCCAGAAATTGATAATTCTTTAAATGATCCCTCACAGGGATACTCTAACTATTCTGCTCCTGGAGCACATAGATTAAAATTTAGAACAATATTAACTAAAAAAGCATTAGATGATACTACTGTTATCAATTTTATTGAACTGCTTAAACTTGAAGAAGGTAAGTGTCAAGAAATTGTAAGTACTTCTAAAGCACAAATTGCTGCTACTTTAGAAGATACCCTTGCTAGGAGAACTTTTGATGAATCTGGAGATTATGAAGTAACTCCATATGAGTTCTCTACTCAAGAATGTTTAGACAATGGTAGAAATAATGGGGTATTTGAAATTAATCAGCAAACTGATAATGATGTATTGGCGTCGGATGATCTATTTGAAATTGTTGCTTCTCCTGGCAAATCTTATGTTCGTGGATATGAAATTGAAACTATTGCAAACACCTATGTAGATATTGAAAAACCAAGAACTACAGAGGAACAAAATAATAGAACTATTTCTACAGATGGTAGAGGTGTTAGATTTAATTTGGAACCTAATCTGAAGGTTTCACAACCAGATCTTTCATCAGTTCTTGGTGATGTCAATAGAACAATATATTTAAAAGAAGATGTATCTACTGTTATTGGATATGCAAGTTTAATTAATTATGTCCAAAATAGTAGTGACAATTATATTAGTTTGTCAAATATTGTCATTACTACAGCAAGTAAGAAAATAAAAGATGTAACTATTTTAGGAGTTGGTGCAGCAACAGGCAATGATTATAATTTAACTGTTCAGGCAGGTGCTAGCAAAATTACTGGTCAATTTAGTCCATCATTCTTTGAGGTATATGGAGATAATGATATTAAGGCAATTACTGATCTTAAAGTACAAGATGTACTGACTCATTACACCGGCACTACTACTGGAAATGATATTTCAGTTGATGGGGAATATTATTCAACATCTGCCGGTGATTATACTATCAGATTGTCTGGTGAAAATACGGAAACATTAGCACTAACAATTAATTCTGTTACTGCCGGTACTTTAACTGCTACTGTTACTGGAAGATCTGGTAGTGGTAATGTAGCATTTACTTTAATTGGTCCTCAAAAAATTAGTGAACCTAATGTTACTTTATCTTCTTTACAGAAGATGAGAATTCTTAAATTAGAAAATCTTTCTGGCAGCAAGTATGATGTTGATGCTGAAATTCTTCGTCTAGGTTTAACCCGTGTACGTAAAGTTCATGCAATTTATAATACAGACACTATAGAAGAGGCAATTCCAGAACTCACTTTAGAAAGTGGTAGCGGAACATTTGAGGTTGGTGCTATTATTGAAGGTGTAAGTAGTGGTGCTAAAGCACGTATTTTAAGGCAAAATGGAACTGCTGTTAATTTTACTTACATTGGAAAAATTAGATTTGTAGTAACGGAAGAGATTAAATCAAAAGAAACAGGTCTTGTTAGAAGAATTAATTCTATTGATAATAATGGTGCCATTAACATTAAAAAAAGATATAAGTTTAGAGATGGTCAAAGTGCCCAGTCATTTAATTGGTCATACTTAAAGAAAAGATCTTCTGCCAGTAAAATAAATGGCACCCTATGGGTTGTATTAGATTGGTTCAAAGATGAAGTGCCGGGTAAATTTTATACAGTCAATTCTTATTATGATGCAGATTATAAAGAAATTCCTTACTACCCTATTAGAGGGGAGAGAATTTATCTCAGTAACTTGATTGATTGGAGAACTAATCAATCAAATATTCTTTCTAATGATGGATCCTACGATAGTCCATTCGCTATCAATGCATCTGATATTGCAGCATCTACAACTTTAGAAGATTTTGAAAATAGAAACTATAATTTTAATTCATATCTCACACCATCGGGAACTACTGATGGAGACATTGAATATTACTTAGGTAGAATTGACGATCTTTACCTAGACAAAAATGGTAAATTTATTAATAAGCAAGGTATTCCATCATTAGTGCCCGAAGAACCTGAAGAATCTTTAGCAAATGCTATGAAGGTTGGTCAAATTACCATGCCTGCATATGTCAGAAATCTTAATAAGGTAACGTTTAAAAGGTCTACTAATAGACGTTATACCATGAAAGATATTGGTAAACTAGAGGATAGAATTGATAACGTTGAATATTATACTCAATTAAGTTTACTTGAGAGTGATACTGCTAATTTGTTTATTAGTGATGCTAACGGATTAAACCGTTTAAAGAATGGATTCCTTGTTGACAATTTCACATCACATGATATTGGCGATCCATTACATCCAAACTATAATTGTGCTATTGATTCTGCATTTGGTGAACTTAGACCTCAACATTATACAACTAATGTATCTTTAGTTTATAAGGAAGAACCAACTAATTACATTAAGGGTGATCTCTTAATGCTTGATTATACTGACAAATTGTTAGTTGAACAACCTTATGCTGCAGTTTCTGAAAATGTAAACCCATTTGCTGTTGTGTCTTGGGTAGGGTTAATGAATATATTTCCAGCATCTGATGACTGGATTGATGAGAAAAGATTGCCTGAAACTCTTACACCAGTTGAAGGTGATTTCACAGCAACATTAATGCAAATGGGTGCTGATCCAAATAGTGGATTTGCTCCAGTACAATGGAATGCATGGAGAACTCAATGGTCTAGCACTAGTAGTTCATCTAGCACTCGTAGGGAAAGTAGAAATCAAGCTCCATGGGTTAGAAATGTCACTAGAACTAGTTCTTCTACTACAACTGCTCAATCTAGAACTGGAATTAGAACGAGAGTTACACCAAGACAAGATAGAAGAGTTCTTGGCGATAGAGTCGTAGACACTACGTTCTCCAGATGGAAGAGATCTAGAAACTTCTCAGCAACTGCATATAGATTAAAACCAAATGTAAGAGTATATGCATTTATGGAAGGTAGAAATATTTCTACTTATACCACTCCAAAAATTATTGAAATTCAAATGCGTAGTAGCACTGCTTTTGATAAAAATGAAGATATTGCACTTTCAGGAAGAAGAAGAGGTAGAAAATTTAGATGTAAGTTAGGTGGACCGAAAGGTGGAATTGCTAAACTTAACAAACCTTATAGTGTAGATCCATATACAGGAAATCCTATTACTATTAACGATTATAATACCTCTTCAACATTCCTGAATTTAAATATTGCATCTATGCAACAATTATCAGGATCAAACTATGGTGGTTACCTAATTGAAGGTGATATCATTATTGGTCTTACATCTGGTGCAACTGCAAAGGTCACTAAAAAACACTTTATTGCAGATGAAAAAGGCAATTTACGTACTAGCACTTTTATTCCAGATCCCTCAGGCGATGGCAATCCTAGGTGGAAGACAGGAGATTCTGTAGTTAGATTTACAGATAGTCCTACCAACTCTATGATTCCTGGCGTTGTTGATAGTTCTGCTGAAAATACTTATAGTGCAAGAGGAACAATTCTTACAAAGCAGCAAGATACGCTTCTCGTTAGAAATGCAGATGTTACTAGGGATGTTGTAACTGATAGTAGAATTATTTCTTCTAGTAGAACTAGTACTAGGGCAGGTGGTTGGTTTGACCCTCTTGCACAATCATTCTTAGTTGAAGAGCAAGGTGGATGTTTTATTTCTAAAATTGACGTATATTTTAGAACCAAAGATTCCAATCTTCCAGTAACAATGCAAATTCGCGAAATGGTGAATGGTTATCCATCTCCAACAGTTCTTGCTACCGAAAACAAAGATCCTTCTGATGTCAATCTATCTGATGATGCTAAAACAAATACCACTTTTGTATTTGAAACTCCTGTGTATTTGGCAGAAAGAAAAGAGTATTGTTTTGTACTCTTAACATCTTCAGTTGAATATAATGTTTGGTTGTCTGAAATGGGTAAAGATGATTTGAATGGTGAAAGAATCTCCAAACAACCCTATGCAGGTGTTTTGTTTAAATCTCAAAATGCATCTACTTGGACTACTGCTGAATATCAGGATATGAAGTTCAAGATCTTTAGATGTAAATTTAAAACAAATGAAACTCCAACAATTGATTTTGTTGCTGATAATAGTGGAAACCTTTTCTATAGAGAACTTAGAGAAGATCCTATCGAACTTACCGTTAATGAGAGTGGCACATCACGCGGATATCTAAAAGTCAATCATAAAAATCATGGTCTTCATGACGAGTCCTCTTTTGTAGAACTTAGAGGTGTTTCTAGTGGTATTCAAACATCACTTGCTGCGAATTGGAGTGGTTCAACTGCTCAGGCAATTTCATTAACAGATACGTCTGGAACTGATGCAGTTAGAACCCTATTTACTGCGGGATCACCAGAAATGATCTTTGACTCTGGTTCTAGTCCTACTAGAAATGGTATTCTTGGAGCAACTCCAAGTGCTGTAAATCCAGGTTATATTTCTATTGGAGGATATGTCTATTCTTACGATCCTAATGCAGTTGGTACTGTAACTTCAGGTGAATTTGACATTCCATTACTTTCAAAAATTACTGAAGATAATGTACCTTCAGGTGGATTCAAAAGTAATGATGAGTGGGAAGTAGAATTGTATGTTAAAAATGGTATCCCACTTACTTTGATTAACAAAATTCATCAAAATTTAAAATTTATTACTCTTGATAGTTATCAACTTGATTTTAATTCTTATAGAAGAAATATTGATGCTGATAATGTAACTTTTGGTGGGGATGAAGTAACTGCAAGTACTAACTTACAGTACACATCATTTATGCCTACAATTGCATTTAAAGAACTTCCAGGAACATCTGTTGTTAGTAATTTTAAAGGAACTTCAGGAACTTCAATCGGAGATGGTGAATATTCTTTACCCACTCCAAATGTAAAAAATTGGTATAGAGATTCATATAAGAAAGATTCAAATTACAAGCAAGTTCGTATTAATGAAAATAATTACGTAAATCGACCAAAAGTTATTGCATCTTTGATTAATGAGCAGAGGCAAATGTCTAATGCTAATTCGTTTGATTTTAGAATTAAATTAAGTAGTGAATCCGACAATTTGAGTCCTGTAATTGATACAGATAGAGTTAGTTTAATTACTACAAATAATAGAATTGATAATTTTGATGGATCCACTCGAAGTGCATTTTTTGCAGATAACTTAAGTGCCAATTATACTATTGGTGAATCTGCAGAAGAAGATTTTAATTCTGCAATTTATATTACTAAACTTGTTACTCTTGCTCAAGAGTGTACTTCTTTGAAAGTTATTCTTTCTGCATTTAATAACTCTAACACAAACTTTGATGTTTATGTTAAATTACTTACAGGTGATGAGGAAGATCCAAATAAAATTGAATGGGATCAAATTCCAAATCCATCAACATATGCTAATAGAAAATCTGAAGTTGATTTTGCTGACTATGAATATGAAACTAGTTTGACAAACAATAATACTTTCACACAGTATTCACTTAAAATTAGAATGAGATCTAATAATTCCTGTGATATTCCAATTATTAAAGATTTAAGATGCATAGCACTAGCCTAATTCCAGTAGAGGGTCATAACAATTTTGCTAGAGACCCTAAAACTGGTGCAATTATTAATGTAAACCAAACAGAATTTGAAAAATATATTGCAATTAGAAATAAATTGCAAATTGATAGAGATAAATTAAATTCTACTAATGAAGAAGTGCGAAAATTAAAAGAAGATGTTCAAGAAATTAAAAACCTATTACTCAAACTAGTAAGTGGTATAAATACTTGATGAAGTAGGAACACAGTAATGTTATCTGCGGTAACTAACCTAATTGTATATCAAGGCGCTGATTTTCAAACCACATTTTTTGTGTCGAATGATAATGGGTCAAGTTTTGACTTGACTGGATATACTGGGGCATCTTTAATTAAGAAGCATTATGAAAGTTCAACATCAACTGCAATTGTAGTTGAAATAACCCCTCCTGCAACTGTAGGAGCAGTAACACTTTCATTATCAAATGCAGTAACTGCGGCGATGCATCCTGGCAAATATGTATATGACGTGGTTTTAACTTCTGGTGTAGGTGTCAAATCTCGCGTCTTAGAAGGTGTATTAACAGTAGTAGAAGGAGTAACTATCTAAATGGCTAGAGTAAGATTCGGAGAACAAAGTTTTCCGCAAGTTTCTAGAGTTGCTGTTGGAGGTGCTGCGACAATTCAAAATCTCGCAGATGTTGACACCAATACTGTGGGACTAGGTGAAGGATATGTTATGGTATATAATGCAGCAACAGAAAAGTTTCAAACAACAAATATATTAAATAACGTAACAGTAAACGGAGGATCATTCTGATGGCATCAACCATCCTAATTAAAAGAAGTACAGGTACAGTTGTACCTGCTTCACTAGAATTTGGCGAACTTGCCCTTACGGTTGGTGCTGGTACACAAGTCAACCGTGGCGATAGAGTTTTCGTCGGAGACAATAACACAGCAGTTCAAATCATCGGTGGTAAGTATTTCACCGATATGCTAGATCACGTACATGGTACGTTGACTGCAGATTCAGGAATTATTGTAGATAATAATTCTAAAATTGATCGCTTCAGAGTAGACGATATTAATCTTGATGCAAACGTCATTGAAACTGACACGACAGATACTGATCTGATCTTCAGGGCAAATGGTACGGGCAAACTTGTCATAGAGGATAGTCAGGAACTTGAATTTGGTACTACTGGAGATATTGAGTTTAAATTTGATGAAGTAGCAAACGTTCTTCGCTTAGATCGTGTTGGCGCAAACGTACCTGAGTTTCGTTTAGACGATGACCTTAAACTTCAGTTTGGTACTGATGGTGATGGTAGTATTCGTTATGATGAAACTATTCTAGATTCTATTAGAGTAGAAGGTGCAAATTGGCAATACGATAATGGTGTTGCCGTTAAGTTTGCAGACACTACCGTATCCTCTGGCGTATCAACTGGTGCTGTAGTCATTGACGGCGGTCTAGGGGTTGGTGGTACTGCATGGATCGACAACTTAAAGGTTGATGATGATGTAACTTTAGGTACTGCTAACACAGATATCTTAACTGTTAATTCCGAAACAACTTTTAATGCTGGGGTTACTTTTAATGGAACCCAAACAATTACTGGTATTATTAACCAGACAGGTCAATTAAATCTGGATAACCTTCGTTTGGATGGTAATACCATTTCAACTAATGCTGGAAGTCAAATTATTCTTGACCCAGATCCTAGAAATGGAGATGCTGCTGGTGATCTTGTAATTCGTGGAAACCTTCAAGTTGCAGGTACAACCACGACAGTAAACTCGACCCAGATGACGGTCAATGATCCTGTATTTAATCTTGGAGATGATGTAAGTGAAAAAACTCTTAAGAGTGAGGCACTTGCAGGTTCAACTTCTCTTTCTATTGATAATCCATCTGGTCTGGTAATTGGATCTACTGTTTCTGGTACTGGTATTGGTGTTGGTGGTAGAACTATTAATTCTATTTCCGTAACATTTAGCACTGCTTCTGGATTTACTTCTGCACCTGCAGTTGGAACTGCAATCTTTACTTATGATGGTGCCAATTATGAGCGTATTGGTACGTTTATTTCACAATCTGGAACAACTGTTGCAGTTCAATTGGATGCAAATGTATCATTAAGAGAATCTCAGTACTACATTGATTATCAACTTACTGATGGTAATTCTGGAAGTCCTCAATCTGTAGAGATTGATCCTGCACCTTCAACAACCACGGTATTTATTAATACTCTTATTCTTTTAAATACCGGCATTTCTTTAACTATTGCAGAAGGAGATGCTGTAACCATTACTCAAGGTAGTGATGATGGTATGGATCGTGGTATTTCATATACCTTCGTTGATGGTTCTACAACTAAGATTGGTTTCTTTGGTTATGATAGAACTGGTTCTTCTGGTGGTACTGGAGCATTTACATTTATTGAGGATGCAACTAATACCAATAACGTCTTTACTCACTCAGTAGGTGCTATTGGTGGCATTAGTATTGAGAAAGGAGATCTTGACTATAATAGCGGAACTACTCTACCTTCTGAAGCAAGCAATACATACACTGCTGTTGCTGCTAGTGGGGGTAGTGGTTCTGGTGCTACTATTACTTTAACTAGAGATGCTAATGGTGATCCAGATACAGTTTCATTAGTATCTGCTGGTAATTATTATCAAGAAGGTGATTTACTTACCATTTCTGGTGCTAATATTGGTGGCAACACTCCTGCAGATAACGTAGAAGTACGTGTAACTTCGGTATCTGTTACTAGAGGTACAGTTGTTATTGGCGATCTTGAATTAGACGTTGATCTTGCTACTAAATATGGTGGTACTGGAAGATCTGAATTCAATAGCAAAGGTATCCTTTACGGAAACGGTGCTGGTGAATTGTTAGAAACCGCTGCTGCAAATATGGCAAATCCAGGAGTTGGTCCTGATATTGCCACTTCATTCCAGATCCTGACAGTTACTGCTGCTGGGGTCCCCGTCTGGACTGATACGATTGATGGGGGTACATTTACTTAAATTTAAACTATGAATAATGAAATAGATATTAATATCTTAGTTGCTACTCTTCAAAAGAAGATCACTGACTTGACACTTACTAATGTTGTGTTAGAAGCAAAAATACAGGATTTATCAAAACGGTTAAATAGTATTATAGAAACAGAGAATGCTATAAATGGCAAGCAGAATCAAACTCAAGAGTTCGACAACTCCTAATTCAGTACCATTAGTAAGTGATCTCTCAGATAGAGAGGTTGCTGTTAATATTAATGATAGATCACTGTTTATCAATGACAGTGGAACTATCAAAGAAGTTCTGAATGCCGATCCAAATGATGAAACCATCGTTCCATCTATGTTTTCAAGTGCCATCACTGATGGTGTTGGAAACACATGGTTTGTTACAGAAAATGGAACAGACAAAGCAACGATTGGTTCTGTAAATCCACGTCATGGGGATACCACAGGTAGTAATGCCTGGGGTAAAACCACAATGACGGCGTTTGCTTCACTTAGATATGTTCTTGATAATTATGCTCAAGCGGGTGATACTATTGTAGTTGAGGGTGGTACATATACTGAAACCTTCCCATTAACCGTCCCAGTTGATGTTTCTATTAAGGGACGTGGAATTAAATCTGTTTTTATTCAACCATCTGTTGCCACTCAAGACCTAGATGCTTTTCGTATTCTTGGTAATGCTAATATTGAAGATCTTACTGTTAAGAATTTTTATTATAACAGTACTAATGATACTGGATATGGATTTAGATGTGCATCAAACTTTTCTATTACTGAACGAAGACCTTATGTTCAAAGAGTAAGTGTACTTACAAAAGGTTCGGTAACCAGTGCAAATGACCCTAGAGGTTATGATCAAGGGGATGCAGGTAGAGGTGCATTAGTAGATGGTTCTGTAGCAAATGCATCGACAGTAGAAGCATCAATTTTGTTCAATGAGTGTACATTTGTTGTACCAAATTCAATTGGTTTATACCTTAAAAATGGTGCTCGTTGTGAATGGTTAAATTCATTTACATATTATGCACAAATTGGTATTTTTGGAGAAAATCCATCAGGAGGAACAGGTCTTGCTGGAACTGCAAGAACTCGACTAAATCTACAGGGAGACACAGGTAATTTTACTGCTGGATCTGTAAACCAAATTGGTTTGATTGAAGCAGGTACATCACAGGTCACTGGTGCATACACAACTAGTGGTGCTGATGATAACTTGACAATGACCCTTACTTCCTCCAGTCATGGACTGTCACAAGGGGATCTTGTCTACATTAATACTACTTCTGGTGGTCAAACAGGACTAACACAATTCCGCAAAATTGTATCTGCTACCACTAATAGTTTTGTAATTGATGGTATTTTTGCTGGTCTTGCAAGTGCTGGTAATGTAAACTATTTAAAGACCAGTGGTTATGGAATCATTGACGAGAATGATGGTACTTATATCTATTTGGATGGACAAGGTGAAGGTCGTATTATTGCGACTGATGAAACTACAGGAAAAAATGTCAATGCTATTGATAATGTAGTTACTAGCACTTCTCAAGTAAAACTTGGAACATCTTCAGCATCATTTGATGGCACTGATGATAGATTAACTGTTCCTACAGATGCAGATTTTAATTTTAGTACTGGTGAGTATACTTTAGAGGCATTTGTTTACCTCAACAATACTTCTGGTTCTAAAACTATTTTTGATTTTAGATCAAATTCTCCAACTGAAATTTCACCAGTTGTTAATATTGATGGTTCTGATATTAGATATTATGTTAATGGTGTAGCAGAAATTACAGGTGCTGCTGCATTAACTGCAACAACATGGCATCATATTGCAATTTCAAGAACTGCAGGTGTATCTAAACTGTTTGTTGATGGTGCTCAAGTCGGTTCTAGTTATACTGATGGTAATGACTTCCCGACTAGGGGTATTACTATTGGCGCAGCATTTGATGGAAATTCTGAAATCAATGGATTTATTGATGAGGTAAGAGTATCAAAAGGTACTTCAAGATACAATGCAGGATTTACTCCTACTACAGTACAATTCTTAGCAGATGAGTTCACCTCATTACTCCTTCACATGGAAGGTGCTAATGGTGCTTCTGTATTTGCTGATGACAGTATAGTTGCACAAGATGTTAGAACAACTGCTGGCGGTACTGCAACATTTATAACTCTTGCTGATTATACCAAGTTTGGTGCAGAACTTCGTTCTATCTCATCTGCTAACGTTTATGGTCTGAAGGGTGTTTCGGCAGATGGTCAAGGCGTAAGTATGCGTCTTATTAGTCATAATTTTGGATATATTGGAGTTGGTAAGGATGATAATAATGATACAAGTTTAGTTGTACAATCAAATGAAGTCATTGAACAAAATAATGGTCGTGTGTTCTTTACTTCGACTGACCAAAGTGGTGACTTCCGTGTAGGTGATCTATTCTTAGTTGACCAAGAGAAAGGTACTCTTTCGTTTGCAGGCGGCGGAGCAGGCGCTGGAGCAGGCGCTGGAACTAGTTTTGACCAATTGCTCGTATCTGCTGGTGCAGACACCACCACGGTCCTTCCAACGTCCATTGAGGTCGGTGCATTTACTTTCTTCGGTAACACAATCTCTACAACTTCAGGTAATATTAACCTGACTCCATTTACTGGAGAAGAAATTAACTTTAATCAAAGAGTTAATTTAGAAACTTTTGTTTCTGGAAGTTCACGTCTTTCATTAGCATTTGATGGCGATCAAGATACTGGTATTAGAAAGGCAGTTGATCTTGGAGATGGTTTCTTCGATTTAGTATCTAATGGTGGATCAGTAGTTAGAGTTGCTCCAGGAGAATTTAGATCTCTCACTGATATTAATATTTCATCTTCTATCCCAGAAACTGTTTCTGTAGGTTCTCCAGGTACTGGTTATCTTGTAGGCACATATACAGATATTCCTGTATCGGGTGGAACTGGAACTGGTCTTAAAGTTGATGTTACAGTTTTAGCATTTGCAGGAACAATAACAAATGAAGGATCTGGATATGTACCTGGTGTATACGATAATCTATCCTTTACTAATATTCAAGGGCAAAATAACCAAACTGGAACTGGAACTGGCGGTACGGGTACAGTAACAGTTAAAGGTATTGATGACGGTACAATTGTTGCTGGTAGTGGTTATACAGATAATTCTTATTCTGATGTACCTTTAAATGGTGGTAATGGTAGTGGTGCATTAGCAACCATTACTGTTGAAGGTAATGGTGTTTCTGAAATTTCTATTACAAATAATGGAGACAATTCATACCAATCTGGTGATACATTAACCATCAATACATCAGATCTCACGTATGTTGATGAAGAGGGTGCTACTCAAACAAGTGGTGGTTCTGGATTTTCATATACAGTTCCTTCGGATTTATATACAGTAACTAATGTTGTCCCATCTGCTACTTGGAGTGGTACTGGGTATGACATTGCAGATGCAGTTACTGCAACAGTTCCAGGTGGTGGTAGTGGATTTGAATTTGAATTTAACAATATTCAATTCCTTTCTTCGGCAAGTATTGTAAACGAAGATTCTGAAACTGAAGAACCGGTAGCTGGCGAAGGTTATGTTGACGGAGAACAATTATCACCTGGATTTGAACTTCTTTCCAATGATACTCTTTCTGGTATTGGTAATACTGTAACTTACAGTGTACAAGTAAGACCTAAATCTGGGGGAGGGGGAAATGCATTCTGGATTGATCTTGGTTCTGGTTATGTTGAAGCACCTGCATTAGATTTAAATAAAAATACTCTTTATAAATTTGTATTTGCACCAGACGGAACTTATACTGGTACATTTACAGAACATCCATTTGCAGTATCAGAAACTTTAGATGGAACACTATCAGGAGGTACACAATACACAACTCTTGCTGGTGATTTAAATGGTGGGAATGGTGCTTATATTATTATAACCGCAACTACACCTGCATTATATTACTACTGTGCCCAGCACCAGGGTATGGGAAATACTTTAGTATCTACAGATACTGAGTATGGACAAAATGGCACCATTGCAATTGGTAGTTCAACGTTAGAGAATTTTATCTCTTTAAGTAAAACAGGTGCTATTGGTGCAGAGAGTGCTATTTTTGAAGATTTTGTTACCATTAATGGTAACTTAAGTGCAACTGCAGGAACAGTAAACCTTGGAGCAACAACAGCACAAAGTTTAACTGTTAGTGGCGTATTAAGTACTACTGGGGGTATTTCTACTTCTGGTAATTTAACTATCCAAGGCGATCTTGGTACAAGTGGTAGATTGACCGTTGCTGGATCACCAAATGATCCAACCACAATCAATGGTAGTGTTGCATTTGACACTGACCTTATACAGGTAGATTCTACTAATAATAAAATTAGCGTATTTGGACCAACTGATCCAAATACTATTGAAGATTACACTGTAGAAATTAATAGCACTGCTAAAGTTTATAACCACACTTTCTTAGCAACAGATGCTGGATCTATTGTAAGTATTGGTAATGATCCTGGACCTACAAATATTGCATCTACATTTGATGAGAAATTTACCGTAGTTGGTGATAGTAAATTTGATGGTAGAATTCTTGTTTCTGATGGTACAGAAATTGCACCATCAATTACTTTTGATACTGATGAAAAACTTGGTTTATTTAAAAGTGCAAACAATGAAATTACTACGGTAGGATATAATGGTCCTATCATGAAGACAACTACTCAACAGATTAGTTTCTTCAAACCTGTTGATCTTATCAACAAAGCAATTGATCAATTCACAGTTACGCCAGGAAGAGGGTACGTAATTGGTACTACTAATAACGTTATTTTCACTGGAGGAACTGGTGCTGATTTTACTGCAAATATAACAGTTGCATTTACGGGCAGTATTACTCAACCTGGATCTGGATACTACAACGAAACATTCCTTGATATTCCTGTACAATATATTAGCGTTGCTTCTGGAGCAATTACAGTATTTGGAACATTAACGCCTGGTAGTGGATATGTAGATGGAACTTACTCAAATGTCTCACTTACAGGTGGTACAGGAACGCTTGCAACGGGTGATTTTACAATTTCTGGTGGAAGTGTAACCTCGATAGTCATTAACGCCAGAGGTTCTGCATATAGTATATCTGATAATTTAGGTGTTGACACTGCAAATATTGGTGGATCAAAACTTTCTGGATCTCTTACTGTCAGTCAAGCAGGATCTGGATATGATGATGGCAATTATACCAGTATTGCATTGGTTAATGCTACCGGAACAGGATCTGGTGCTACTGCAGACCTAACAGTTTCTAGTGGATCAATTACTGCAGCAACTGTAAATGTAGGTGGAGGTGGATACACTGCATCAGATACATTTACCGTTGCAGGATCAGATCTTTATGCCAATGGTACATATTCATTTACAGTTACTAATAATGGATCTAGTAATTATGTAATTAGTGGAACTGATAGATCTACTACACATTCATCTGCATCTAACCCATCACTTAATGTTGATTTTGGTGATACTTTATCATTCACTGTTAATAATACAGGACATCCATTCTATCTTGTTACACAATTAGATCCATCTACTAATGGATATTCCGCAGAATATGAACTTCCTGCTACTAATAATGGTGCCGAAGTAGGAACAGTTACTTTTGATACTACATTAACAGTCCCAAGTACAATTTATTATGTCTGTGGAAACCATCCAGCAATGGTTGGAACTATTAATATTAATTCAGTAGCGTATGGTAGTGGTGGATCTCTTTCGGCAGCAACAGTATCTACAGGATCTGGATTTGCAATTCGTGTAAACAACATTGGATCTAGTGGATCAGGATCTGGTGCTTCAGCAAGAATCAAAACTGAAGGTGGAGTTGTAACTGAATTTAATATTACTACTCCAGGTTCTGGATACCAAATTGGTGACGTATTGTCAGTCGCCTATAGTAATATGCAATATGCTGATGATACTGGCACTTTAGTAACAATTGACCCACCAACTACTACTCTAGAATATACGGTACAAAGATTAAATTCAGTATCATTTATTGACATTGTAAATCTTGGCGCTGGTTACTCAGTACTAGATGTTCTTGATCTTCCAGCATCTTTCTATGATGCTACAGCACTTGGATTTAGTTTATTCCCATTAGAGACAGCAGTCACAGTTGGACAAGAGTTTTATTCAGGAGAATACACATACGAAGTAACCTCTCCTGGTACTACAGGAACTACTGTTCCTTCATTTGGACAAGACGGTGTATCTGGTATTACTACAAACAATACAGGTTCTGGATATCCTTCTAGTACAACTATTGAAAGAGTAGAGTGTGAGGCAATAACCGGGATCGGCACTGGTTTACTCGTAGATATTTCCACCAATGCTTCTGGTTCAATTACATCTATTGCCCCAAGTGGAAATCTTTCTGGTGATTTATTCCAAATTGGAGATCAATTTACATTAGATAATGATTTTATTAATACTGGTGTGGCAACAATTAGTATCGCAGGTGGTGGAGATAATGGATCTTATGGAGATACTGAAACATATGATCTAAATCAATCTTCAACTTCAGGAACTGGTTCAAATATTCAGGTAAGATTTAGTAGTGATTCTAGTGGAAATATTACTTCTGTATCTATTCTTCAAAATGGTATTGGATATGAAGTCGGAGAAGTTATTGAATTTGATGGTTCACTATTTGGTTCTGGTGGTGGTGGTGGTGATGGAGAAGACGGTGAAGGTGGGGAACCAGTAGATGACCCAATTACTATTTTAATTTCGGTCGATACTCTTACTAATGGTTCTGGTGCAGCATTTACAGTAAATTCAATTTCTAGTTCTGTCTCTAATGGCACGGCAACAATTTCACATAGTGGATACTTCCCTGCAGGATTCTCCATTTTAGTTGATTCTCTTGCAGAATATAATAACATTCAGTTTGATGCTGTAGATGGTGTTGTTACTGCTAAAAAACTCGTAGCATCTCCCGATGGAATTGAAGTTTCAACAACTTTACTTCTTAATAATAATACAGTTTCAACAACTAGTGGTAATTTAACTCTTAATGCAGAAGCAAATTCACAAGTTATAATTGGTGGAAGTGGTGCATTGGGATTACCCGTGGGTGACGATTCTAATCGTCCCGGTGGACCAGCACAAGGTTCAGTAAGATATAATACTGATAGAAATCAGTTTGAAGGTTATAATGGTTCATACTTTGTATCTCTTGGTGGCGTAAGAGATGTTGATGGTAATACTTTTGTTATTGGTGAACAGTTCCCTGGTGCAGATGATAATAACATCTGGTTCTATAATGATGGAACTCAGACATTAAGAATTAGTCAAACCGATCTAAATCTTGATACACTCAATAATATTAATTCTAACACATATGGAACTGCAATTGAATGGGTATCCGAATCTGCAGTAACTCAATATATTGTTGATGATGAAGGAACTAATATTCAACAATATGTATATTTTGGAGACAATGTTTATAGTGTTGACAATGATGGAACATATGGAACTGTATCTCCATCCCATACAACAGGAAATGCAGTTAATGGTGATGTAACTTTAACCTGGTTAGATTATCGTTATGATGATTTAAATGTTAATGTCGATAATATTAACATTAACGTTAATGATAAATTTACACTTAGCACCAATGCTTTAGAAATTTCTTCAAGTGCAACTGATGAAATTATCAAAACAGACAGAGATGCCTTAACTTTTGGATTTGAACCAGCATCTTCTGATTCTTATCAACTTCTTAAGTTAACTAATAGTGGTGCTCTGCAAATTAATAGAGGATTCTCTTCCACTGCAGACAACTATCTGACTGTTCTAGATGCAGGTCTTCAAAAGTTAGAACTTGCAAATACTAAGATCTTCACTCAAACATCCACCCTAGATGCCTCTAGTGGTAATATTGTTTCTGCAAATATGTTCCCATGGGCAGAAGCATGGTCTGGTAAATTTATGGTTGAGGTTGAAGAACAGTTCCCAATTCCAGATGCATATCCAAGAAAGCAATATTCTGAACTTTCTTATCTAGTAAGGGGTAATGGTGAAGATATTTTATATACTGAAAATAGTAAACTTTATACAGATGTACCTCTCGCAGATATTGAAGCGGATCTTTCTGGCATAAGTGTTCAAGTGAGAGTTACTGAACTTGGAAGTGCTCAAAATACTTTTATTCCTGTTGCTTCTGAAAGATCTGGAGACCTTATTTCTTCAACTTTCTTTACTCAAAATGTTGCATCAGTTATCGATACTGACGCAGACAGAGTTGTAATTTATGCCAATGATGCGACAAATAGATCAGTTGGTGGATTTAGAGTTGGTAATGTATCTCATAATGGAATTATATTTGGCACTCAACTTCCTCTGACTGCAGGTGGAAATGCAGATTCTGCTTCAATTACATTTGATTCTGCAACCAACAGAATTGTATGGGCAGCAGAAAGCGGTGAATATATTGTTGGTGATGTAGATCCTAACAATAGTAACGTTACATTTGGCACTCTTGCATCATTTACATCTGACACTGTTGCAGCATATGATCCAACTTCTACTAGAAGTGGAAGAACATGTAGAATTCTCTCGGCAAATGGTAAGGTTGTTATCGTATATGAAAAAGATACAGGTGGAGTTTATGGAGTTCTGGGTACAGTAACTGGTGGTAATACAAATAGTATTACTTGGTCATCACCATTTGAGTTTATTGGTGGAATTGGTCTTCAGGATGCATTCACTGATGGAACTTACGTGTACATTAATTATTCTACTGATATAGTTGGTAAGTGGGAAGTTGATACTGGTACTACATTTACTAACACGAATGTAGTTGCTTCTATAGGTGATGGTACTAATGCTCAATGGAACGTTGTTGGAACCACTAGAGTTATGAAGATGTATCATAATACTGCAACTTCAGAAATTCAGGCAAGATATTATGATCTTAGCGATCTTTCTGAAGTTGGATTCACAGTTTCTACTGGAATTGATAGTGAATTCTTTAGCGTAGCAAGCAATAATGCTGATAGTCAATTCTTCTTCACTGCTTCTCTTGATTACTCTTCAGCAAATGATGGTGAACAAAACATTCAAGGTGTTATTACTGCAAATGGAGATGATTTAGATTACACTTCTAGATCTAGAACTTATGCCGCACTCGATCAACCAGTCGATAGTGATGGAACTCTTACAAACACTGGTGATTTAGATGTAATTTTTGTTGGATCTAGAGCAGATGGCAATGGTGATCTTCATGATATCTTCGTAACTTCAGCATCAACAACCAGCAATATTTCTGCCAATTCGGATGAAACTGTAAGTTTTGCTTCTGCAATTGAAAACAGAACTACATACAATATTAAGATCGTTTCCCACACTGTTAAGAGATAAAGATGGCAAAAATTTTAAAGTCATTACAATCTGAGGGTGGTTTCTCCGTAAAAGAAGCTACCGTCATTGATGCTAATCGGGATGTTATTGATGTTAACTCAGTTAAACTCACTAATATTCTAAACACCACAGCGTTTAAAAAAGAATACGTTGCATTTGCGACAATTAATGACTCGGTAGGTTCCACGTCTTTAGATCCTGCACACTTTATCGAAAAAAATAAAGTATCATTCTCTAGCATCTTTGCTATTGCAACATGGGATGGATATCCAATTGGATTGTATACTATTAATGCAAATGAATCTATTGTATCAATATCTCTTGCCGATCATGGTCTAACTACGGGAGATACCATCAATGCTTCGTTTGATGTGTCTGCAGCATCTGCAAATGGATCATATCCAATTGTAGTTGTTAACAGCGATAACTTCACATTTGATATTGGAACACCGGTTAATGTGACAGATCCAACATTAGGTGATGTTGAATTTATAAATTATGGTAGAAAATGGGAATTAGCACTTAAAATTGATACCGCAATTTTAACCGACAATATTACAGATCAGACACTTTCAATTGCAGCAGTATCCTCTACTATTGTGAGAGACAATGTTCCACCTGGTCATACTTGGACTTTAGTTCCTAGTGTAAATCAAACAACAAAGGAGTTCTCGTTCCAAGCAACAGTTTCTTCCAATGGTACTTTAGAGAGTATAGGAACAGGAGTAAGATGGGTTGGAAATATAAGCATAGTACTTACCGAAAGAGATTGATAAATAAGTTATATACCAAAGATTAATATGGAACCAGCACAAGAGGGGCATGTATCTTCATCTCGTCCAATGCTTCATGATTTAGAAGCAGAGTATGTAGTAAAAAATGTTACCAAAGAAGAAGCACAAGCAATATTAGATGATTTGCCTGATAATTATTATGTAATTGATTTATATTATGATGCAAATAAAAAAAGAATGGAATTTATTATTATGTTAGATGATGTTGAACCAGTTGAAATTAGTGATCATTATGATTTCATGGAACAAAATCATCCAGAATGTAAGAAAAAATTTGAACAACTACATGATTTTAGAACCTCGTTTGATGACAAAGAAACGGATGAGTACAATGAAAGTGCTATTGATTTGCTAGCATTAAATAATCGTATCATTCCATAATAAATCGTACTAAATAAAAAAGAAGGAATTTAGAAGAACATGGCGTTAGAATTTAATGCTGATAAGGAGATTCTTAAGTCGAATTCTCTTAAGATCAAAAACGATACAAGTTTGAATTTGAGATTGGGTGGTGGTGCTGATGAAAAATCAGCACTATTCTCTCAATTATCTAACGACGTTGATAAACTCGTTCGTGTTGGTATTAATACAACAGCCCCACAATATGAATTGGATGTTGAGGGTCAGATTAGAACGACCACTTCTATTATTTCCGATACTGCAAAAATTAATAATCTTGATATTGACACTATTGTCAATGCAAAATTAAATTTAAAAGCACCTGTTCTTCAATCATTTGTTGATCCTGAAACTGGCGATACCTTCTTCCCAACTTCTGAAACTCCTGCCTTTGATGATGATACTAACAAAGTTGCAACCACAAATTTTGTTTATAACATTGCAACTAATGACGTTGGTGGTCGTGTTTATGTTTCTGAACAAATTGGCAATGACGACTTTGATGGTCGTTCTGCTACAAAACCAGTAAGAACTATTAAACGAGGAGCACAGATTGCTGGTACTACTCCTGAGAAGGAGACCCTTATTATTGCAGGTGGAGATTATTTAGAAGATAATCCAATCTCTATTCCTGATAAGTGTTCGGTTGTTGGCGATAATATTCGTCTCTGCATCATCAGACCGCAGAATCCGAACAAGCACATGTTCAAGAATCAGAATGAAAACTATATGATTGGTGTCACATTCCGTGACAAGATCGAAGTAGTTGATGGGTTTGAACAAGCTATTGGTACTTGGGATTATGCTTATGTGTTTGACGATAAGCAAAGAATGTATTATGACAAAACACTTGGTGGTCAATATGGAAGACAATTTCCAATTGGTTATCAAATTTTTGGTGAAGGTATTTTCCGAATTGAGTTTGACCGTGCAAGTATATCTGATCCTGATTTTCAAATAGGTGACGAAATTGTTGGTGTTGCAACTGGTGGTCGAGCACTTATTACAGAAATTAGTTATGGACTACCCGACAGTTTAAATGTTTCAGAGCAGACGAGTGTAGATAAAGGATTTATCACTGTCGATACTGTAAGGGGTGCATTAGAACAAGGTGATACATTTAAATATTCTCCAGTTCCTGCTGTAGGTGCAGTTCGTTGGGCACCAGAAACTGCTTATACATTAGGACAACAAGTATTTACTGATAATACACTTTATGATGTCTCTATTGCGGGTACTTCGGGTCTCAACGAACCATCACACCAATCTGGTGCTGATACTAATGGAACGTTAGAATTTAGTTTTAATTCTAGTATTCCTCAGTATATATTTACTGCGTCCAATGTTAAATCACTGAGACCAGAAGGTGAAGTTACTGAGCATGTAACTACTCATCCAAACTATCTTATTGAAAGTTGCTGGTTTGATAGTGCAGATCCAGATTGGATGTATTTTAGGACACAACAATATCACACATTTGAAGAAGGTCAATGGGTAGAATTTACAGACCTTCCTAATTCTGGTGCTGGTGGCGATCTCAATAGATTCAACGGTCGTCAATATATCACAAAACGTGTAGAGCAGTTAGACGGTTTTAGTGATACATTTGCAGTATTTAAAGATACTCCTTCACAATTAGGTTCAGAATCTTCACAATTTTCTTTAACCGTTTTTGGTGCTGTTGTAACATCATCAGACGATTATGTTAAATTTAGTTTGCTAAACTCACCATTTAAATTTGAAGAATCTGAAAAAGTTGGTTCCAGATTTTTAGATGGTGCAGACCTGATTAGAAGGAATAAAGAGTTTATTGCAGACGAAGCAGTAATTAGAACTAAAGCAAAATACACTGGTCTACTTATTCCCGACGAAACTCAGTGTAAAACAGACATTAAGCATTTATTAAATGCTGTACAATATGATCTTTCTAATGGAGGCAATGCAGCAACATTAGAAGCAGCTAATTATTATAAAGAAGGTAACGCTCTTCTGCACATTTCTCCTCAATTAGAAGAAACTAGATATGCATTTGAGCAAGCAAGAGAGATGGCAGTTCTTGCCATCAGAAACAGAATTAAGTATTTAAGTGGTTCAAATTTAACTGCTATCTCAAATACACTCGGTGGTAATATTAATTCAGTTCAGTGGATTAATACTCAATTTGTTGCTGTAGGTGATGGAGGTCTTCTTGCAACTTCTCCAGATGGACAAACTTGGACTACACAAACAAATCCACTCCCAGGTGCTTCCTATAAGGATATTGTCTGGAATGGTACGACAACTATTGTTATTGGTGGTGATGGCGGTACGGGTGTAGTAATTACATCTAACAATGGAACTAATTGGGCAGTTGCAGAATCTACACTTGGAAGTGCTACCGTTGAAACCATTGCATGGGATGATAACGAGCAATGGGTAGGGTTTGGTGGAACACAATGGTTCACTTCAAATAATGGGCAAGAATGGACTGCAAACGGATCATTCGTTCCAGTAAATGGATCGGGCACTCATAGTATAGTTGATGTAATTTGGGACTACACAAATAGTCAGTTTGTAGCAGTTGGTAGTGGAGGTAGTGTATATACTTCTCCTAATGGAACAACTTGGACTGAGAGATCTACTTCATCAACTACATTCTCTGCAATTACATCAAATGAGGATGTATTGATTGCTGCTGCTGGAGATGAAATTTTCAAATCTACAGATGGGATCAATTGGGAAATTGGAATTGCTGCTCCTCTAGTAGCAGATCGTTATGCAGATGCTGCAGATTTAATTCTTGCGAATCAAGAAATTATTGCAGAAATTGCCGTCAACAAGATGTTGGCAAACAATACTGGATTTAATATTCCTTCAGGAAATCAGGCATGTAAAGATGATGTAATTGATTTCTTAAAATCAATGGTTATTGACCTCCAATATGGTGGTAATGATCAAACTTATGATGCAGCGAATCTTTATGTAACTGGTACTCATGTACAAGGTGAAGAAGATGAGTCAGTAGAAGTATTTGGATATGCAGAAACTCTTGCCATTAGTGCAATGAGAAACGAAGCATTTGGTGTATCGGATGTCCAAAACTATGCTTCTGGTCTTCTTCAAAATTTTGACAATAGTATTACTATTGATAATAGTTCACCTTATTGTGCAAACGTAGCAAGTGCTATTAGTACTCTATTTGGTATTCTTACAACTGCTATTGGTACTACTGCAACTCCTGGTAATCTTTCTGGGGTTACAAGAACTCCATCGGGCAGTAATAATAATAAACTGTATCATGATGGTTATCAGTTTTGGATTAGTACAGATGATGGAATTTTATATTCATATGACGGTCGTAAGTGGGGACTGACCGCAGGTACTGCAGGTCTAAACTTTACTGCATTAGGTTCTAGTTATGATGCATTTGTTGCATTTGAAACAGCAACTAATAAATTTTACTATTCTACTGAGTTAGTAAATGATGGTACATCTACTGAAGAGACCTTCAGAGATACTACTATTTCTAATACATATGAAGCAAACAGAGATTATGTTTGTGCTAATGTACAATCTGCAATCTACACATACTTTGGTATTATTGATACTGTAATTTCTGGCGGAACTGCTCCAGATAGAATTCTTCCAGAAAAATCATTTACAGACAATGGAGTTAAATTTGTTACTTTTGCGAGAAACTTCTTAGATCTTCCTATTATTGAAGCATCTCCATATATCTTTAACTCTTCTGTAATTTCATTCCTTGGTGGATCTGGTTGCGAAATTGATGGTGGTAAAGTTGCAGATCCAAACGTCATTAGACCAGGATTACCTCCTCAGGGTAAATCGATGGTTGCTGCAGCATTCACGATCATCTCATTTGGTGGTACTGGATATAGAGTTATTAATGATGGTTATACTCAACTGGTTTCGGTATTCTGTATCTTCACATTTGATGGTTGTATCGTCGAAACTGGTGGTTATGCATCACTGACTAACTCTGCATCAAACTTTGGTATCTATTCACTGAGATCATCTGGTTTTAGAGAAACTGCTTATACATTTGATATTGGTGTTGTTGATGACGTAACATTTGATTTAATTGGCACGCCCACATTTGATATCGTTCAACTGAACAGTGAACCAAGAGAACATTATGTCTTTAAAATTGATGGCATTAAATCAGTTTTAAAGGCAAGTGAAAATCCTGAATATTTTATTGACGCAGTACTTCAAGCATCTGGATCTGAAGCATTGGTGCAAGCAGACCAGCAGATGTTCCTGATTGGTAATGAAAACAGATATACTGATGCTGCAGTACTAATTGAGAATAATAAAAAGTACATTGCAGAAGAAGCATTTTATACAGAACTGTATCAAAATACTTATTCATTCCAAGCAAATTATGCCAAGTGCATCAGAGATACTGAACTGATTATTCAAGCTATTGCTGATGATATCAGAGATGATGGTAACGCATTTACTTGGGATGCAGGTAAAACATATATTGAAAACTCAGGTGTTGCTCACGTCACAGGATATACTGCAGCAACTAAAGCAGTATTTGATGAGGCAATTATTCTTTGTAAGAAAGCAATTAATAACCAACTCTTAGAGTTTGGAACTACGCCAACTACTGAACAAACCAATGCCTATTATCATGTTGCACAGTATACGACTGTAAAACCATATGTTGATACTACTGTAATTCATGACGTATCATCTCCAGCAGGGGAAACTGGTCTGCCTACAGATCTTTATAGTAGTTCTGATTGTGCTAATGTACAAACAGCTATTGACACATTAAATACTCTCCTTGATGAAATTCTGGATAATCCATCAGTAACTACACCAATGCCTTCGGGTGCGGCGAGAAATGATGGTCAATTCACTCTTGACAACTCAACTCGTTATAAAGTATTAAACCATCCAATCAATTTACATAGACCATCTATTTGTAACTCTTCTTCACATACGTGGGAATTTTCTGGTTCGGGAATTGATTATAATGCCCTGCCACAAAATGGCGGTAAGAGAGGATCAGAAGATACAAAAGATTTTGAACAAGTATCTCAAAATAATGGTCGTGTTTATGCATCAGGTACTGATGAACTTGGTAACTTTAAAGTTGGTTACTTTGCTAACATTGAAAATAGAACGGGTAATATTACCTTTGGTGGTACTGTTGAAATTGAAGAAGTTGCATTCTTGAAAATTAAAGGTGGAGATCTTGAAATTGTTGGTTTCTCCGGCAATGAAAAACTTGGTGACGTTACATTAGGTTCTACTGAACAGAGAAGTGCTAGAATTCTAGCAACTCAATCTTCTATCAGAGAATATATTACTAATAATTATGGTAATTATAAGAACAAACCATATGGTACAACTCCATCTCCTGGAAATCTTGTACAGTTAGGTTCTGATGGTAGAATTAATATTGATCAGATCCCAGCACTGAGACCATTTAATGTCTTTACTGTTGCAGATCTTAACGCACGTCTTGAACTAGAAGGAGCACTTGCAGGTGATATTGCAATTCAATTAGCACCAAATAATATTTCATATATTCTTAATAATGATACATATGCTCAGATTCTTGAGTTTACACCAGATACCACATATACCTTTTCGGTAAATGATATTGTAAGTGGTTCACCAACAAATGCACAAGGTACTGTTTCTAGTTACATTCATGGTGAAGTATCTCCACTTGTAAATATTATTACAGGTGGTTCTGGTTATACCACAGCACCATCTGTCACGATTGGCATTCAATATGAAAACAGCACTGGTTATAGTTCTGGTGCCCAGGTTGCAGCAAATGGATATCTTTACACTGTAACTGCATCTGGTACAACCTCAGCATCTGGTACTGGTCCAAATCATACCACTGGATCTGCAACAGATGGAACAGTAACATTTGAACATGTAGGTGTATCTGCACAAGCAACTGCAAGTATTGATAGTAACCGAGTATCTAATGTTGAAATTATAACTAGGGGTTCTGGTTATACCTCAGTACCATCAATAACATTTGATAATACTGGAACAGGTGGTAGTGGAGCAAATGTATCAGTATCAATTAGGAGTAGATTAGAAGTTGTTCTGATTGGTAATATTAAATTTGCATCTCAGGATACTATTCAAGATTCTAGTGGAACACCACAGACAGTTACAGTCGGTAATGTTGTCAATACTTCATCTCAATTAGAAACAAATTGGGTTCAGTTAACTTCAACTAACATTGACGCTGGTTCTATTACTAGTGGTGTTATTAATCCAGGAAGATTAGCAAACATTACTTCTAATTATCCTGCAAATTCTAATACTTATCTTAGAGGTGATTCCACCTTTGTACCTGTTGTTTCTTCATTAAGAGTTAACAATAGCGACACTCCAATTATTATTAATTCTTCTAATCAGAGAGGTTCTTATATTGATTCGATAGAAATCGTAGATGGTGGTGAAAATTATGCAATCTCTGGTTTTGGTTCTGGCATAGGAACACTTCAATCTCAGATTGTATCTGGTGGTAATGGTGAAGGATTCCTTGCTGATTTTACAGTTAGTGATGGTGCAGTTAAGAGTATTGCAGTTACTAATGGTGGATCTGGTTATCGTCTTGTTATTGACGAAAACGTAACACCTGTACAATTTGCCGAAGAACCCCCTACTGTTATTTTCAGAGATTCTAATGGTAACGTTGTTGTAAACGTTGTAGCGAAAGCAATCACAACAAATGGTGTTGTCACTGAAATTAGAATTATTGATGGTGGTAGTGGATTCACAGTTGCTCCAACTATTGAATTTACAGGTGTTGGTAACAGTGCTGCTGCAACCTCATCAATTGCTGATGGTGTAATCTCAAGAATTGCTGTCGTTGAAGGTGGTCTTAACTTTACTGCAGATTTTACAATTAATCCATTACCTGCAGCAATTACAAATCCTGGCGGAGATGATGATCTTGATGCTGAAGCAAAACTTGCAACAGTATCTAAGATCTTCAATGATATTACAATTGAGATTAAGCGTGGTGATAACTTAACGATTGCAGGTGATGACTTCAGTAACCTTGGTGTTTGGAGATTTTATAAAGAGCAGTGGGACTTTGGACCTGATGGTGCATTGACACTTAAAGAAGGTCCTGGATCTGGTCTTAACGCTGATTTACTTGATAACCAAGAAAAAGAATTTTATACAAATGCAGACAATATTGACCAAGGTACTCTTGGTGTTGACTTCCTTTCGGGTGAGTACAACATTGGTATTACAGGTCAATCTGGTACTACACTTAACCTCTCAATTTCTGATGTTAGACAGCAAACTCTTGCTCCGTCTAACGCACCTCTAGGAACTGCTGGTGCATGGAAAAAGAACAGTGATGATGGATTGCTTGATGGTGGAACTGACCACACCAAGTATACATCTAGAAGAGGTATTGGTACTGGAACTACATTTGATGGTTATGCAATTACTCAATTTGCATATACAGATAACAATAATCAGTGGATTCGTGGTAGTGGTGGAAACTTCGTTGGTTCTATTGCAATCTCACAGTCAGGTAATGGATATACTCCTGGACAATATAAGTCCGTTCCTCTTGGTGGCGGTGAAGGATATGGTTTAGAAGCAGATATTACTGTTGGATCTAACGGAAAAATTACTGATGTAGTTATTAGTAATACTGGTTATGGGTATAATGAATCAGATAATGCTCCACAGACATTCACCTGCGTATTACCTCAAAATATATTTGGTATTGATAATGGTCGTCAATATGACTCAGGTTATATTCAATGGAGTGCTGGTGCTAATTATAATATTGGAGATAAAGTATTTGTTGCACAAACAATTGGATTTGGTAGATTATATAATGTCGTAACTCCAGGTACTGCAGGTACTCAAGAACCTACTCACTCAAGTGGTTCTGCTCAAGCAACTAGTGGCACTGCCGTATTTGATTTTGCTGGATCTCTTGCTGCTGAACTTACTGCAACTCTTGCTACGGTCAATGCAAACCAATGGAGTTCTTGGTACAAATTGTGGTCTAGTGGTAATGATAGCAATTCTTCTGGATTAAATGCCACATTCTTAAAAGGTAAATCAGAAACATTTTTACAATCTGCTACTAACACCAATTTTGGATACTTAAGTAATAGTAGAATTGCAAATAATTTGGCACCTAAGTCAATTACTGATTCTTTAAAAGTTACAAGATTTAACCCTCAAGTACAAATTAATACTGGTGTTATTTATGAATTTACTGTAGATAATATCTTATTTAAATATAAAGATCTTCAGATGCTTGACACTGGTTCTTCTTCAGCAAATTTAAATGGAGATACATTCTTCTCAGTTAATTTGTATACTAAAACTAATGTTAACCAAGGCACTATTAATGTTATTGACGTTACTCCAATCTATGAAGCACAATATGTGTGGAATTTTGGATTTAGTGCTATACAAAATGCAGTTGATTTTGATCCAGAAACTGTATATCAAGTAGGCGATTTAGTATATGTTACTATTGCAGGAACTCTTGGTGAAGATGTATATTTGTATGAAGTAACTGTTGCTGGCGAATCTGGAACTACTTCACTAAACCATACAAGTGGTTCTCTATATAACGGCACCGCTGAATTTAAATTTGTATCTAATGGCATTCCACCCAGTAGAGAGATACAATATAATAATAACATTTATGAAACTGATGAGTTTATTAGAACTCCAACAATTTATAATAACAATTTAGTTCTTGGTGTTGGTACTTTATTAATCGCTAACCAAAATCTATATGAAGTGACCACTGCAGGTACAACTTCAGCATCGGGTAATGGTCCATCTCATACAATAGGAGCAGCGACAGATGGTAGTGTTGGATTAACTTATGTAAGTGCAAGACCTAATATTATTCCAATTCATGGTCCAGATGATGGATCGGTAAGTGGCGTAACATGGAGTAGAGCATCTCAACTTTCACATACTAAAGTACAAGCAGAACTTATCTCTGGCGTTCTTAATGAAACCGTTGTTAAGTTTGGTACTGCAGTAGAACCTGCAACTTACTATCCTATTTCTGATTTTGGTATTACTTCACTTGATACGTATTCAATTGATAAGCATAAATTATATGCTGATGGATCAGGAAATCCAGTTATATCACTTGGCAACGAATCTGAATCTACCAGTGGTCAGATTAGATTCTTTACTAGTGGCAATGCATTTACTTTAGCAAATGGTGATCCTAATCTTAATGGTTATGATGCACGAATTATTTCCTCTGGTGGTACTTCTACTGTTGGCACCGGTACTATTAATTTACAAGCAAATGCTGCTCAAGTTAATGGCAATAATATCTGGCACGCAGGTAACATTACATTCAATAATGGTATTGATACGGTCAATGCAGCATATGATGCTCAAGCAAATGGACAAGGTGTAATTAGAGATAGCAACGGTGACATTGGATTTAGAAATGCCTATGGTGATCTAATTGGTATTGCTTCTGAAAACTTACCACTATCTGGTGGTACTTTAACTGGTCAATTAAAACAGGAAGTTACAGATAGCACTGCATGGACTCCAGTAGATAATTCTACAATCTATAGATACACTCCATATCCACATGAACTTGCAATTCTGAATACTGAAGCAGGCAATGCATCGGCATTCTCCTCATTATACCTACAGGCAGGTAGGGCATCTGACGGTGCAAGATATTCTTCTGCAAGAATTACTGCAGTTAAGTCAGGTGATTATCGTACTGATCTTGTATTTGGTGTTCGTGATTCTGACTTCTTTGAGAGAATTAGAATTCGTTACAATGGAAACGTAGGTATCGGAGTCACTGCTGCAAATATTAGTTCTAAACTAACTGTTAATGCAACTGGTGGTGGTGGTTGGAATCAAAATTCTAATACTGCAGGTATTCTCTTTAAAAACTTTGATAGCGATAATGGATATCCATCGTTCCTCACTATTGATAATGCCTTTGATAGAGACATTGGTATTGGTCTTGCACGTCAAGGAAATACCAAATGGGTTCTCTTTAATGATGGTGGATCATCACCAAATGATATCTTTAGAATTACTAATCTTCAAGGTGATTATGTATTCAGCATGTATCAGAGATCTGACGCTGCTGATGTTACCACCTCAAGAGTTGGTATGTACACGGGCACTTCAGTCCCAACACATACGCTGACAGTAAATGGTACTTTCTCTGCTAAGAGTAAGTCCTTCCTTATCGATCACCCAACTAAGGAAAATTACAAACTTCAGCATGGTTCACTTGAGGGTCCTGAGCATGGTGTATACGTTCGTGGACGTGTCGCAGATGGTGTAATTACACTGCCAGATTACTGGTTACAACTTGTTGATGAAGACACCATTACAGTTCAACTCACTGGAATTGGTGACTCTGGCAATCGCTGGGTAGTTGATGTCGCTGACAATACAGTCACGACTGGTGGCGGGGCAGCGTTCTACTTTGTACAAGCAGAACGTAAGGATGTACCTAAGATGGAAGTAGAAATGGAGGTTCAAGAATGAGTTCCATATATGGTCCAAGTATTCCAATGAGAGAATTAAAAATTCTACTCGATGCTAATAATAATATCAGTTATCCTGGTACTGGGACTCAGATTTTTGATTTAAGTGGTAATCAAAATAACTATAATATTTTTGGAACTATCCCTATAATTGACGAAACTACTTATAAATACTGGGATTTTTCTGGTAATGACAATGGGGATGCAAATTCACGCTCATATAATGCACCTCTAGGTATTACTAGTGCTGTTGGTAATATGGATGCTATGGGTCTTACTAGAACTGGAAGTTTTACTATTTCTTTTTGGTATACTCATGATGGTTCTGGAGGTCAAATTAGTTTAGTTGCTAATGCTGGTGGTGGTGATGGATATAGATTCGGACCTTCTGGTGGAGGATATTATTGGTTAATGGGTCCAGGATATCGTGAAGGTATTTACTATAGCAGTGCTGGGGGTGGAGACAGTAATTGGCATTTAGTCAGTGGGGTGTTTGACCGAGCAAATGAATATGGAAGATCAGGTGGTGCTAGTGTGCATCTGTATCATGATGGGGAATATTTAGGAGATGTTGGTAATTTTTCATCACAAACTACTATGACATCTGGTCCTCCAAATATTTCTAGAAATCCTTGCTGTCTTCGATTTGACGGTAAATTAAATTCTTTCTTTTGGCATGATACAGCATTAAATTCTGTAGAGTGTAAACAACTTTATGATGCATATTCACAACGTTTCTTATAAGGTATAAATTATGAGCGCATTTCATGGACCAAGAATAATATTAGACAATTTAGTACTATGCTTAGATGCAAGTAATCCTAGGAGTTACCCTGGAACTGGAGATAAATGGTATGACTTAAGTGGCAATGGAAACCATGCCACTCAGGGAGGATCTTCTACGTATTTGACATGGAATAATAATGGATATTTTGAACATCGCCCAACTAATTATTTTGGAGCAGCGAGTTCTAATGCAGGTGCTCCAGATTCTGGTGGTGCATTTTGGACAATTCAAGATTCTGCAGAGTTAAGACCAAGTGGTGCAGGTTGGACTGTAAATGGATGGTTAAAAGTCATTGGAGATCAAACTGGAAATGGAACTGGTTGGTTTCATAAGCAAGGTGCTGGTGACGAAAGAGGAATTCATTTAGAAGCAATTAATGGAGCGTTTCGTGCTAACGGAACTAATGGATGGTCTCAGATCAATCAAGATATTGATACCACTGGCATATGGCAGAATTTTTGTTTTACGTTTACTCAAACTTCAGGAACATACGGTACTAATGTTGGAGTATTAATATTTTACGTAGATGGCGTCGAAATTACAAGAGATAGTGATTTTACTCCTCGCGTTGATGCGGGTGCAGTAATTCAACTTATGAGAAGAAATGGACATCTTAGACATTTTCTAAATGGTGATGTTTCAAATTATTATTACTATACAAAAACTTTAAGTGCTACTGAAGTAAAAATAAACTATGATGCATTAGCACCTAAGTTTTCTATTTTATGATCAATTATAAATACACATATAGGAAAAGATCTGATCAATGGCAAATACAGATAAGGATATTCTAATCACTCCTAATGTAGGAGAAGTAGATGATCCAAAAATTGAGTTTAAAGGATTTGATAACAATCCTATTACTCTTGGAGTAAAAGACGATAACTCAGTTACGTTTACCGCAACTGGTGGTCAAATACTCACATTAGATACTAACACCACTACCGGTGATTCATTCTCTGCTAATGATATTTCTGGTATCCCAGTCATGTCTGCAGGATTAGATGGTGTTGCAAAATTGAGTCCTTTCGGAGGTAAAACTGCTGTTGGTGGGTCTTCTGCTGTTGCAAGATTACACATCCATCAAGATACTTTCAACACAGCATCACCAACATTAGCATTTCCAGACAGTAGCAATCCAAGATATTCTGCTGGATTTTCATCTATTAATGTATCTAATGTTGGTCAAAGATTAGATATTTATGCCGGTGATTCTGGAAATAATGCAAATAATTTGACATCAGATTCTGTTGTCATGTCTGTTCGTGCAGACAAACGAGTTGGTATTAATACAACATCTCCAAACTCTCCTCTTGATATTGTAACTCTTGACAGTGGAGTAGATGCAAACCAAGCAGAAATAGGTCCAGAATTGAGATCTAGCGGTGGCGAGTATCGCTGGAGATTTACAACCAATACTGATACCAGTCGTTGGTATTGGAAATTTAAAGTTCCTTCTAATACATCAGGTGGAACTAATGATGCAATATGGATGAGATCCAGGACTGATAAAAATGGTCCTGAGCAACAGCGATTTAATGCATGGGGAAGAAACTACGATGATTCTACAGAACAATTAAGAACTATCATGTATCTTGATAGTTATCGAGTAGGCATTAATCTTACTAGTAGTTTTGATGGATTTGCTCAGTTAGATGTTAATGGTCCTACGAGATTTCGTGAAAATGTAGGTATAATGAGATGGGGTCCTTCTGCATCTCATATGATTAGAGGTTATCATCAGATTGATTACAATGACTCTGGTCATTCTTTAATGTATCTGTTGGGTTATTATAATAATCGTCAACAGCACTCATGGCGTACTAATTATGTAACTAACAATACATCATATTACAGAAACTGGAGTACATATTTTGAGTCCAATACTGGTTCCACTCAAGGTGGTAGACCAAGATATCAAAACCCAATTAACTCTATTACAACTGCACAAGGCGTAAACACTAGTGATTCTAAAATTATTTTTGCAGATGTAATGAAACAGTATGGTCCTATTGGATCAAACTACGAAGATGATGGATATAGAATTGTAAAAATTGAAATTACAAATTATAGTAGGACTGCTACTGAAAATACAGATGCAAATGGAGTTGGGTTAGGTACATTTAGTTTAAATAACGTAACTAGAAACGTTTACGTTTATATTGAAAAGACCACTGCTAACTCCTTAACTGGAGCAGAGGAAGGTCATAAGTTTATGTATAACCAAGGTCTGACCTTAGTTAATACTGGACTTGGTACTGCTGCAGGTGGAACTAATGGAGATATTTTAGATAGTGGTGGTAGTCAATCTGGTACATTTAATAGAAACATTAATTGCTATAGACCATCATCATCAGAAACAGATCCATATCCAGAAAGATTTCTTATTAGATTAACTAATCCTGGTTGGGATGAATTATTTACTGGTACAGTAAATGCTGCAGGAACATATACATTCACAAATGGTTCTACCGTTAACCATGTTCCTGCAGCAAATGCTAGAGTAAAGGGACGTTGGAATAGAATGGGTCTCTTTAGCACTGGAACTGGTGCAAATACTGCGCTTGATGTTGGTTGGAACGATAGATTTACTTGCTACTACTTACCTCCACAGGGAACTTCCCTTCCTTATTCCACAACGGTTCCTGCTAATGGTGCAGGTTCGGGTGAACGTGGTAAAGCGATGTATATTGATACTACAAAGAATGCTTCTTACAATATAACGTCACAGACAGGTTACGGAACTGCGTATGGTGACTTCAGTAATAGTTGGCAGAACATTCCTGCTCAAATGTATGTCGGGAATGGAAACCAACAAGATGCATATCTCGATAGTATATATGGAGGTCTTAATTATCTATATTCTAGAATTGGATATACTGACAAGAGAAACTATGCATCTGCATATATTGGATACGGTGAGGTAGTTCGTGGTCTTGCATATAACTTATATGGAGGACGTTTCGTTAATCCAAGAGGGTTTAGAGCATTCTGCAGAAACTACCGTAATGGTAGAATGGATAATGCATATGCATTTGAAGCTGATAGTTACAACGGACTTAGTTCATCTGCAGGTGGTCTTCCTGGATACACGGCAAACATGTATTCATATACAGGATATCAAGACACAAGACAAGGTTCTAGAACAAACAACATGAGAGGTTTGAACATCTCTCAAAGAATTGGTACTAGTATTGAGGATAGAGTGTATGGAACAACTGTAAACTCTTGCTATGGTGCCGTCATCTATACTAGAATGGATGGTGGTACAACTTCTACCATGCGTGGTTTACAAATTAGTTTCAACCTACGTGGTCTGAACTGGAGAACTGCTGATAGAGATAGTGCAGGTAACATTCCTTCTAACGTTACTTCAGAACATTATGGAATCTATGTAACCAATGAAGCAAGAAACTACTTCTCAGGTCGTGTAGGCATTGGTACAAACCCAGCATCTGGTATTCAACTTGATGTTACGGGTGAAATGCGTTGCCCAACAATTACCACTAACACTATTAGATTCCGTCAGACGGGTTATGGTACAAACTCTGACCCATATGGTTTCAGATTTGTAACTCCATCTAGTAACGTTTCTAGATTAGAACTTCACCTAAATGATGATAGTAACGAAGAATTTGCTATCTATGGTTACTCTTGTGCTGGATATAGTTGCGGTGAGTGGTCAGGTAATAAGTATCACTACTTCAGATCAAATGGTGATGCATTCCACTCTGGAACTCTGACCAAAGGATCTGGTACATTCCGCATTCCTCATCCACTTCCAGCACTTACTGATACCAAAGATCTGGTTCACTCATTCGTTGAGGGTCCACGCCCTGATCTAATTTACAGAGATACAGTTGCACTAGTTAGTGGTGCTGCAACTGTAGATATTGATGTGGCAGTTGGAATGACACCAGGTACATGGGAACTTCTTTGCAGAGATCCTCAAGTATTTGTAGTCAATAATCAAGGATGGACCCCAGTTCGTGCTACGGTCACTGCAGCAGGTATTGTTACCATTGAGGCACAAGATCCTGCATGTACTGATACTATTGATTGGATGGTAATTGCAGAACGTCAGGATGCTAAGATTAGAGAGGCAAATTGGACTGATGATGATGGTAGAACTATTCTTGAACCTGACAAGAAACGTCCAGAAGAGGATTATCCTACTTATGAATCCTTCCTTGCTGAAGAACCAGAGAATAAGGCACGTTCATTTGAAGGTCAGGAAATCCTAGATCCTGAAGATGACATGCCTGAATAGCGTTATATATAGTGTGTCATGATAATTACACCATTCTATAGGAGAAGCAAATGACAGTTACTGAATTGATTACTCAATTTGAAAAAAATATCAAAGAACTCGTTGAAGAAATTCGCGAACTTGATACAACTCTTTCGACAAAGAAGGAAGAATTTTTTCGCCTACAAGGTGCCATCGAAGGTTTGAAGATGGCAAAGGAACAAGCAAGTGAAGGTGAGGTTGAATTAAATTCAGGTCAAGAAGAACTTATCACACAACATGTAGATAGTTAATGAATTGGTCCTCTGCTAAATAGTTAGAGGACTTTTTTAATGCGTATACATGGCGCAACCAGCAAGTAAAATAGAACTAAAAGAATATTGTTTACGTAGATTAGGTAAACCAGTTCTAGAAATTAATGTAGATGATGATCAAATTGATGATTTAATCGATGATGCTATTCAATTATTTAATGAGCGTCATTATAATGGCACTGAAAAAGTGTTTTTAAAACATCAGTTTACTGCTGATGATGAAACACGTTTTACTACAAGTAATGAAACTCTTTCAATTGGAACTACCGATTGGGAAACGAGAAATAACTATATCCCTATCCCAGATCACATTACTGGAATCAGTAAAGTATTTGGAATTAAGGGAAGCAATATAAGAAGTAGTATGTTTGGATTGGAATATCAGTTATTTTTAAATGATCTTTATCAGTTTGGATCTGTTGATATTTTGAGTTATTATATGACCAAATCATATCTAGAAACACTAGATATGGTTTTAAATAATGGTAACTTTATTCCATATAGATTCAATCAAAGACAAGATCGTCTTTATATTGACACTACAACTAAATTTGTAAAGGAAGGTGCATATGTCATTATTGATTGTTGGAGAGCATTAGATCCTACATCATATACTCAAGTATACAATGATCCATTTTTAAAAAGATATTGCACTTCTCTAATTAAAAGACAATGGGGACAGAACCTAATTAAATTTCAAGGAGCACAACTTCCGGGTGGCATTACTTTAAACGGTAGACAAATTTATGATGATGCGGTTGCAGAACTCAAAGAAATTGAAGCAGAGATTGCTTCCAAATATGAAATTCCACCTCTCGACATGATCGGATAAGATGGCAAAAAATACTTATTTTAGACACGGAACAAGAAATGAACAAATGCTCCAGCAATCGCTGGTAGATGAGTTTGTCAAAATGTTTGGTCTTGATATTTTGTATATTCCTAGAAAAGTTATTGCTCAAGATACTGTTTTAAATGAAGAAATTATTTCTGAATTTGATGATGCATATTTAACATATGCATACTTAGAAAATAATGAAGGATTTCAGGGTGCTGGTGATATATTAACAAAATTTGGAATCAGATCTACTGATGAGATTACTCTCACTTTGTCTAGACAAATGTTTACTGATTTTATTGCTGTCCAAATGGAAGCAGAATCTGACATTCTTGTTGGTTCTAGACCTCAAGAAGGAGATTTAATTTATTTCCCTCTTACATCTAATTTGTTTGAAGTTAAATTTGTAGAGCACGAAAAACAATTTTATCAATTTGGAGCATTATACACATACGAATTAAAATGTGAACTCTTTGAGTATGCAAATGAAACTGCAGGCGGTGATATTTTTGAAAGTCAGGACAATGAAGGATTCATTATTAAATACTATTATGATAGAGAATCTCTTAGCGGTGAACCTACTCTTGGAGAAATGGTTACTGGTTCTGTGACTGGCGTCACTGCATTGATTAATAAATGGAATCCCGATAGTGCTTATGTTGAGTTAAGAACATTTACGGTAACTGCTGATAGTAGTGAATTTCAGATCGGTGAAACTTTATTAGGAAGCGATTCTGGATTCTCTATAAATATTTCTAGCTTCGACGAACTAGATATTAAAGATGCATATGCATCTAACATTGAATTGGAAGTAGAAGCAGACGGAATTTTGGACTTTACAGAAATCAATCCATTTGGAGAATTTGGAAATAGGAACTAATTATGCTAGGAACATATCAATACAATCAAGTTATGAGAAAGAGTGTCGTTGGATTCGGCACTCTATTTAATAACATAGAAATTCGTAAGTATCATGATGATGGAACAGTATATCAGAGAATGAAAGTTCCTCTAGCATATGGTCCTCGTCAAAAGTTTCTTGCCCGTTTAACGGAACAACCTGAACTTGGAAGAGCAAATGCAATTACTCTTCCCCGTCTTGCATTCGAGATGACTGGAATGACTTATGATCCGTCAAGAAAGCAGAGTCCGGTTCAGTATTGTTTAACTGAAGAAAATAGCACTGGTCTAAAGAAAACATTTATACCTGTGCCATATAATCTCGAATTTGAATTAAACATTCTTAGTAAAACTCAAGATGATTGTTTGCAAATTGTAGAACAAATTGTTCCTTTCTTTCAACCTTCTTTCAATCTTAATATGAAATTAGTTGATGAAGCAAACATTAGAAAAGATATTCCAATTGTTCTCAACAGTATCACGTTTGATGATGATTATGAAGGAGATTTTGCTGTTAGAAGATCTCTAGTATATACATTAAGATTTACTCTTAAGACATATATTTACGGTCCTACTTCAGATACAGGACTTATCAAGAAAGCAATTGTTAAAGATTATCCAACAACAGATCTTAACATTGCTAGCAGACATAGAAAATATGAAGTGCAACCAAAAGCACTTGAAGACAAAAATAACGATACCGTTATTGATGCACTCGATGATGCACTCTTAGTATCTGGTGATGATTTTGGATTTAGTGAAACGTCAGGTTTCTTTGAGGATGTATGAAGGAAACCTACGACGGAATAGGAGATGCGTTGAATGTAGAAACAGAAATTGTTCCTGCATCAAAACCAATACCAAAGAAGAAACCTGAGCGTCTTATTGATATTGATCATGATGTCAAAAAAGATTACGACTATACTAGGGGTCAACTATACGATGTCATCGAGAAGGGTCAGGAGGCGCTCTCAGGTATCTTAGACGTGGCAAATAACACCGACCACCCTAGAGCATATGAAGTTGCTGGACAGTTAGTTAAGAGTGTTTCAGACGCTGCTGAGAAATTAATTGAA